GTAACCAAGAAATTCCGCATGAGTAACCAAGAAATTCCGCATGAGTAACCAAGAAATTCCGCATGAGTAACCAAGAAATTCCATAAAATATAAAAAGGTAACAATTTTATATTTACAATGGTAACTTATGGTGCTATAATAAACATAAAAGTAGAGAAAGAGAGGTTTTACACATGGCTAGAAAAAAGATTGGGCCAATAACCAGTTTAGGAAATGGAGACAAACTTACTGTTCAAAAAAGTTTGCCGTTGTTTTCCTTGTGGCGTTCCGAGCTATCGCTTGCAGAATTTAAGATACTTGACACTTATTTATCACGAATAGACAGTCACAAGCCAGACAGGAGAACGGTTGTTTTCGAGAAAGGCGAACTTGAAAAAATTTTAGGAGTAAAAAAAATCAACAATCAAGACCTCAAGGCAAGATTAAAGCATCTTATGGGAAATGTAATAGAAGTGCAAGATGATAGTGAAAAACAAGGTTTTAGATTGGTGACGTTGTTTGAAGAAGCAACGGCAGAGCAAGATGATTACGGTCTGTGGCAAGTAAAGCTAGAGTGTTCTCAAAAAGCAATGAAGTATTTTTTTAATATTGAAAACCTCGGATATCTTCGGTATAAGCTGCGCTGCATAACATTACTCACAAGCCGTTACACTTATATCATGTTTACGTATCTCGAACAAAACCGTTTTCGAAAAAGTTGGGAAGTGCAGCTTGATGAATTAAGGCAAATACTTGATTGTGATAAGGAAGAACTGTATAAAGAATACAAGTTTTTCAATCAAAAGATATTGAAACGTGTTCAAAAAGAAATGGATGAAAAAACTGAATGTCGGTATACATATGAACCCATTAAGAAAGGGCGAACGGTAGTTGGCATAAGATTTGAAGTCGAAACATTACCTATATTGGAAGTGCAACTTCCAGAAGCGCCAGTGCCAAAGGAAGATGCATTAGATCGTCCACTCTGGGAAAGTGCATTGGATGAGTGGAAACTATCACAGGCACAGCTAGAAGAGATACAGACGCTACTCGTAACAGTACCAGTTCATAAGCTGCCAAGTTGCCAGAAGGAAGATCTGGAAAAGGCTTACTACCAGTATATGGCACAGAAGGCAGCAGAGATTAAACGCAGGAATGAACAGAAGCGCATCCGTAGTCGCTTTTCGTATTTGCGAAAACTCATGCAGGAAGATATAGCATCAAAGCCACCGCAGGAAGGGAATCAGAAATCACAGGCGGTTGCAAGGGGGACACAGGCATTCCAAAACTTTACAGAGCGTAAGAATAACAATTATACAGGCAAGATTATGGACAAATTGAAAAGTGATTTAAAGGAATTTCAGGAAAATCAAAGTTGCTGAAACATCAATAGCAGGAGAATTTTGCTTCCCCTGCTATTTTTTTATTGGTCCAGATATTCACTCCCAAACTTTTTCTCAAATTCGTTTAATGCTTCTTTGTGGAGCTTGAAAACATGTCGTTGTGTAAAATGTAACTCGTCTACTATTTCACACCATTGTTGCTGTGCAACGTAACGTTTGAACAGTATATTATAATACTTGAACTCAAGCTGCTCCATTTGAGCAATGATTTTAGATTTTAAATCCACAAAAGAATCAATCATTGAATCAATTTCGCGTTCCATATCTACCAACTTACAAATCGTAGATGCAGTCTTGTCTGTGGCATGTCCAGTTTGCACATTGACATCTTTTACACAACTCGGAACCGAACAAAGCATATTTTTTAACTGTGTTTTTTCGTAGATTTTGTTTGATATTTTAAGATCAAGTACGCTAATTTGTGATAGATAGTGTTTTGTATCCATACATGCCTCCAATCTTAATAGATGCTGTTAATGATTCTTGTTGGTCTTGGTTTTCTGCGCTGTATGCGCAGCGCGAAGTTTGCGAATGTATCTGGTACATCATCAAGCTGCTTTTTCCCACTGGTGGAGTACTGGGCCAGAAGAGACATCATTACACCATATGGCTCTTTTGGTGTATAAAGCTTTTTGTCTTTAAAGACAACGTGCTGCAATATCCAGTTCGAGCACTGATATATTCTCGCTTCCTTATTCGTTTCGGTCATTCGAGATGATATGTTGCAAATCCAGCCTTTTTCAAGGACACGTTTATCAACTTCCAGAGAAACACGGTCTCCACCACTATTACCCTCAAACTCGCAATCTTCAACCTTGTTGTCAGCAAGGAGATTTGCGGAATTTTCGTACTGGGCTTCATAGTCAGAAGAATTGCTGCACACACAGTCTACGCAGTAATACAAATCTTTTCCTTCGTACTTTATAAGTACTGGAAGAACGAAGAAATCAGTACCTGTTGATTTTGTATCGGCTTGAGCAGTGATACGTTCAATTTTTGAGGTCGGAAGTTCCTTGTATCGCATGATTTTTTCTTCTGGAAACAGCAGTCCTTCTCTTTCGACTGGCTGTTGCATGTAAAGGCAGTTGTATGACACATCATCCATCAACAGCGCTTGCTTTGCAAAGAACTCCTTTGTAAAGCCGCCTATTGCATAGTCAAAGTTACTGTCGCCCGTCTCTGGATCAGTAGCAGGAATGGAAATGATTCTTACACGGTTATTTCCTTCATATATATCTATCAGTCTTCCAATAACATCTTGAGTTGACCAACGTGTTGCTTGCATGATCTCTTTGCAAGGATTATTATTGCTATCAACTGTTTTTCGCTGCAATGCATCTACAGTATAAGCTCCCCACATCTTGTCGAGGTAGTTCTTGTTCAAGGCTTCTTCTAGGCTACCAATCATATCATCAGTAAGTAAAAATTTGCTTGCACGAACTTTTCCGGCACTCTTCGCGCCTACAGATGTTGTTTGTAAAGATGGAAATGGCTTATATTTTCCGACATTGAATTGTTGCATCAATGCATTTGTTGATGTGATTTTCAAGTCAGGGAAGATATCATGCCAAGCGTACTCAAGTGAATCATCAACCATTTGATAGACACCATCGTAATACATTCGCGTAATATCGCCCGAGTGCGAATAGAACAGGCTGTAATCGTCTGGAAACCAACCAATTACGGCTGAGTGGAAGAACTTGAGCAGGGTTGTGTTGTGCGTAACAATATAATCGTCAGTGACATATAAATGTGACGGATCATCAATATATATACACTGACACTCATCATCTCCGATATATTCAATTGATTTTATTCTACAGTATTCAAAATGGTTGAAGTTTTCACCAGAAATACAAGGTATGTAAAAGTGAGTTGGTTTGTAAAGCATTCTTGAAGTCTCTACAACTTTTTGACATTCAAAAACTCCAAGCGAAGTTTCGTAAACTGATAACCATAAATGATTATCAGATGCTCTACATTTATAACCGTTTTCAAGCGTTATTTCATAAATTTTACGTAAACCTTGGGGAAAGATTCCAGTTACGGTTGATTCATTGCCATTCGCAGCAAATACTTTGTCGCCAACCTTTAAATCACCCATCTGAACAAAACCGTTCGGAGTAAGTACCTTTGAATATAATGGCTGTGCCTTGCCCGTACCAGGCGGCATGGATATGCATAGAATGTCGTACTTATCATCAAGCATACCTTGATAAGATTCTATAAGCTGGAACTTCTCGAACTGCTTAATCTTTGGCTTGTAGAACATCTTTCGAGGTTCGCGCTTGTGCTCTAAGAATAGTAAATAATCATTGAATATTCTTGCTCGTGCACCATTCAGATAAGTCTGCCAATACAGTTTGTCCCACTCGTCGCCCTCTACTTTTCTGTTGCGGTTGCAGTACCATCGGACATAGCTATTTACATGGTCGCCATACCCTCTGTACGCATCAAGGTTCTTAAAATCACGATTTGGTATAAACTCGTTGGCATCAAGCAGAATCAGTCTTGCTCCGCCACATAAGGTGCTGAGCTGGCTGTATGTAGGTTGCATGATGATCTGGCGCTGTATATTTTCCACACGTTCTTTATGCTGTCTTAGCTCTAACAAAAAAGAGGCTCCTCCTTTCTTAACATTTAAAGAAGAGCCTCCATTTTGGCTGTTACATAATCACCATTTTGATTATGCCGTTTTAATTATTTTCTTACTATGTCTTCTCTGTTTACCCAACCGTAGACGTTATCGCCTATGATGTGATACTGATGCTTGCCACTCTCGCAAATACTTGTTACAGTTGCAACCTCTGGAACTGCAGTGATTGGCTTATCGGCCCATGCTGACATATACTGTTTATTGCCTGTGAATTGGACTTTATCGCCTAAGTTTATAACTTGTGCGTTGGTATTTGGAGAATAGCTGTAATAGCCACTTCCTGCCTTTGTAAAGGCATATCCGCAAGCCTCTCCCGGCCATACAATCTTATACCATCCAGAAGCTGTGATATCAAGGACTTCTACAGCTACATCTTTTTTGATTACTGCAAGGGACGTTGCACCAATGTCGGCGCCATTGCGTACATGCATAGCCTGCTTTGCTACTGCTGTACCTATGCCAGTACCGCAGAGTGTAGTGTTACCAGTTGAGATAATCTCGCACTCCACTTTAGAGCCATCGTCCAGTACTACTACAGTATGTCCCTGTACAGTTGTACACAAAATATCTCCACGCATCTGATATGCTGAGGACTCTGTACATTTTGGCTCACGGATGATTTCAAATTCATCTGTAGCATCCAAAACCTCAACTTCGTTGGCAGTAGAAAACCACGGAATGTCGCGCTGCAAAGCATATGCCACGCATGCACGTACAAGGCTGCTACAGTCTGTCTCCACTGGGGTGTTAACCTTGCTGCAATCCCATCCGTACTGCTTAGCCTTGTCGTACAAATCCCAAGATGTAGACTGATCGTAACCGATATTATTATTTGCGCACGCTGCTTCCATGCACTGTGCAATGCGCTCACGCACTGCTGCATCTTTAGCACGGATAACTACCCACCCCTTATCATGGCGATACCATGCTTCTACAGCTACTTCCTGCCCTGTCTGATCTCCTGCCTGTCCGCCAATCACTTTTCCATTCTCATCAATTCTCGCCGAACCTACTCTAACCATTTAATTTCCTCCATTCAGTGTAAAAAAGCCAATCTTCTGCTAATATGTCTTCAACAGAAGGTGTCCAGTCAATTTGTGTACCGTTTGGATACACAAGAGCAATAGTTGTTTTGCTATTTTTTACAAGTTTAAGATATATTTTTTTCTCATGCCAGGCTTTACGTGTTATTTCGGAACCACCTTTGAGTGCAAAAAGAGCGTGGTTGAAAGAAAATGGTCTTGAGAAGTAGAATGCTCCCAATTTCGAACGATCTGCTTCATCTGCTGGATACCAGTCAATTGCATATAAAGCCTCAAATACATAATCAATATGATCTTGGTCATTCATTGCGAAAAGCTTTTCGTCTGTATGCCCTGTAGGATATTTGATCATAATTGTCTTCCGTTCATTATCCCAATACCAAATTTCAGGATATTTTCGGCGTTTCATTGGGATTCCGTCCTGCATGTTGAAAATTGCTATTCTTGAATCCATGGTGCTTAATCCTCTTCGTAGATGATATCTAGCCCATACGCAACAGCTGCATCATGTTCGATACGGCATCCACGAGCATTTTCCCATCCTTTACAGAAATATGCAGCATGGCACAGGCTCATGTTCTCCAGAGATTTTGCTAAGAAACAGAGTGGAATCTGTACAACACCGCGTTCCTTCATTGACTCGTTGCTGTACCACTCGTCTGTAAAAAGAGTGTTTACGATTTCATAGCCCTTCGCCTCTAAAGCTGTAACAGCCTTTTCTCTTGTTGCAACAATTTCCTCATCAGTTTTGCCAGCCATTGGCTGTGATAGCATTGCTTTCATCTTTCTTATTCCTCCTTGTGGCATGTATTCTGTACTTTCTTGTACACGTCTTCGTACAGTTCCTGTTTGTCGCCGTTGTAAGCATACTCGGCATAAACTCCATCTCCCGACACTGTGGTGGCTGCCAGTAACTTGTAATTTTGCAAAGTCTTACAACTCCATACAACGAAAACATTATCTGGAGTAATCTTTTCTACTCCCTCTTGCTTGTCATACCATTCTGACAATTTTCTTTTGCACACATTCTGAAAGTGTGCCATGCCTGTAACAATCATTTATTTGCTCTCCTATTCCTCGTAAATAATTTTTAAGCCGTATGCCGAAGCAGCATTATGATCGAGCCAACAACCAACCGCGTTTTTCCATCCTTTACAAAAGTAAATTGCGCTAGAACGGGTTATGCGAATAAAAAGCTCAGCAACAAAATATTCAGGAACGGTGACTACGCTACTTTGCTCAAGAGAAGCCTTGGAGTTGTACCATTCTTCTAAAAAAGGAACATCTATAGGTTCATACCCCATTTCTTTTAAAGCTTGAACGGCTTTTTCTCTTGTGGCTTTAATTTCTTCAATGGTTTTACCACAAATTGGTTGCGAAATCATAGCTATCTTAGCTCTGCTGTTAAGGCTCTCACTGTTCAAATGCCAAACAATCCAATCATCGGATGCAATGTTTGAAAAAGTATAATCTGGATTAGCTGTTTTTCTAATATCAAACTCCTCACCATCTTTTGTGTGGATGATGATGGTCTGCTTTTCTTTGGACCAGTACCAATAGCCTGCCCATGACGGAAGCTTTATCAGCGCACCCTGTTTCATCAATTTAAATGCTTCTGAAAATCTCATGCGTACTCCTCCTTTAAACTATTAAGGCTATAATTGTTGTTGCTAAGAATACAATAGTTGTAAGCATAAATATTTTTTGGTTGCGTTTTAGGCTATAAAGAGCGTGGAATGCATCTACAGCGATCAGTTTCTTACAGAAATACTGATTTGTATAATCGTTATAGCGGTCGCGGCCAAGTAGATCTTTTAAAAAATCATCTTGTATGCGATTCAGGCATTCGTAACGCTTTCGATAATATCCAGTTTCCCATTCCAGACTTTCTTTTGTATAAATGCTCCAATCATCACTTACTGAGGCTTTCAACAAAGATCTTAAATGCTCGTGAGATATTTGAACAGTCGAAAGGTTGTCAAGAGTCTGCTTAACATATTCTGGGTGCAAATACTCTTCGCCGCTCCACAATCTTACATTTTGACCATTTTCTGAGGCTTTTAAGGCATCTTCGTATGTCATAAAAGATTTTTTTCTCCTTTCCTAAGTGTTTGGTGACAGATTTCTAGGTTTTCTAAGCTTTATCACAGCAAAATTCATTTTCAAGCTCTTGTTATGGTCCTTTAAAATTGAATGTATTACATATGTTTACTATGTAAACGTAAAGTTTACTCATGATGAGTTGCCTTGAGTCCCCATTCAGGCAAGAAATTGATCTCATAACGGTATTTGTCTACCTCTGAACCAGAGATATCCTCGACCACGTACATGGTGTAGTCATTCAAATACACGTAATCTTTCTGATATTTGCCTTCGGCAGTCTCAATAATGACTTCGAGTTCATTTGATGAATTGTTCTTTAATGCAAATGTTCCAGTCAGCTCCAAAAGGACTGTATCGGTTCTTGCGTTCAGAACAGTAAGCTTTCTGGTAATATTAAAATTGTCTGCTTGTGCAGAAATATTAGCACTTACCTTATTAGCTTCAGTGTTGCAGCCAATGGCTGCGCTAGAAAATATTGCTGCGGTTGCAAGGGTAGCGATTAGTCTTTTTAATTTCATTGTCCATGTCCTCCATTGGTTGATTCGTTAAATCTTTTTACGCCATTTGAAAAAATATCGGGGTCTTTTTCAAAACAAATGTAATGGCGACCAGTGTTCACAGCTGCGATAGCAGTTGTCATGCTTCCGGCGCAGATATCAAGTACTGTATCGCTTGGGTTGCTATACGACTTAATCAAATATTCAATAAGTGCAAGTGGCTTCTGCGTAGGGTGTACAGCTGATTTCTGAACATCTTTTGGAAACCTTAATACAGATCTTGGATACCTCTCTGTGCTATCGTAAGTTGTTAAACTGTATTTTTGATAATTTGTTGTTTCCTTACAGTTTAGTTTATGGTTTGCTTTGCTTACCTTTCTGGGATTACCAGTAGACTTTTGTGGATTGTATGTAGGAGTTTTTTTATAAAAAACACAAATATCCTCGTGTGATCTGAGTGGCATTCGGTTTGCATTTAAAAAACCAGTCGGCTGATTCTTTTCCCACACTAGATTGTATCTCCAATTTTTTCTATTGCTTTGCATCAAATCAGCAGTAAACATTCCACTCGCAAACAATATAATAGTGCCTGTGTCTTTGATGATTCTGTCAATTCCTTTCCAAAGCTCAGCCAGTGGAATAGCAGCATCCCATTTATTATGAGTTATTCCATATGGCAAATCTGCGCAGATCATATCAATAGATTTATCTGGAATATCTTTCATACCAATGAGGCAATCAACATTTTTCATGTAGTCAATAATCATCGGTACACAACCTTCTTGCTAACCTCGGCAACGCTGATTCCAGCTGCAGTTCGCCGTACCTCAACGTCTTTACCTTTTTTGAGTGCCGCCGCTATAAGGGCGGCTTGCTCCACAACTTTTGTTTGTAAATCATCTTTAATCAACTAGTCCTGCCTCCTTCCACGCCTTATACAGCTTCTCACCATTCCATGCAATCCAATCCACCATTTCTTCATTCATCGCCCATGCACCAGAAGTAACTAATGAGCTAATTGCAAGTCCCGATTCAATGAGAAATGCATGGACAATTTCGTGCTGTAAAATATGTTTTACGAGTTCTTCTGGCGATGTCGCCACTGAATCATGTTCTGGATCTGTATTAGGGTCTACATAGTAAATCTTCTTGCCGTAAGCGTCGCACCATCCGTCCGCGATATCGCATTGCTTATACTGGTCACGGCTTGCTTTTACAATTTGGTATTCCTGTCCCATTACATTTACTTTATTTGCAATCATCATGATTATCTCCGTTCTACGATTCAATCGAACACATTCCAATACACTGCGGCGTGTCAAAAATCTTTTCTCGCATTCGTCTAGTGCAGACATATCTGCCTTCCTTCCAGTTAATGCGCTCGTCTTTTCCTTCATCACACGTTATGGTTAAATCTCCGATATCAAATGGATTTCCATATGCTTTCCAGTCTTCGACAATGTAGTAGAACATATCTTCGACAGAATCAAAGATTCTCATTTCTGCCATTGCGTCGCATAATGCTCCTCTGTGTGGTCTATATTTCACCATGAATCAGCCCTCCTCAAAAGCATAGTCTTTGATCTTATTGTCAACGAATCGAATCTGGCTAGGATTTACCTCGCCCATCGTGCCATCATTATACTCTACAAGCCCAAATATCATGCTCATTTGTCCCTCTGGACAACCGCCAATGTACAAATCCGCTGCAACAGGCTTTGCAAAATTTTCCCACATATGGAATAATGCTTTCTTTTCTTCACCATTTTGGTTTACAATACATGGGCGAACCCCAAAGTTGATTTCTATGTTCTGCATTTGCACCTCCTAGTGTACGTGTATACTTGTATCAACGTACATATATAGCTAGCATAATGTACGTGTATATAGCTAGCAAATGTGCATTGGCAAGTTAGAACAAGTGTTTATAGAACAGCATTTCTCGAATGCTGCCAGACATGTAGTGCGATAAACTTTTTACAATCACTCCATGTTTGCTGCCGTAATCAGTTTTTAGATACTCTTCAATCAAAACCTTATTGCTTTGAAGGTCATCATAGTCATCTTTTAAAGATTCTGGTGACTTGATATAGCTTCTTGCAACTCGTTTAAGGCTCTCGTCTGATAGATTCTTAGTGTCAAAGCCTGTAGATGCTTTATATTGGTGGTTAAACTCAAAAATAATAGCAGTCAGGCTGTTATATTCCTTGTCAACCCAGTCATTTTCTTGTTGCTCTGTAGTAAAGATGTTTTTAGGATTGTTTGAATACAGTCTGTGAAGCTCATCTTTAAGAACTGACTCCTTAGACTTGATAAAATCATCTGGATCAACATCAGATTCTTTCTTTTGGGTCTTGTGCACTGAGTTTTGAGCACTTTTAGTGCGCGAAACCATGTATTTATCTCTATTGTCAACTTTAGTTGATAATAGAGCATGTTCTTTATCTGTATCACTTAAACTACTGTTATACTTAATATCTATTGTATTACTTATCTGTGGACTTTTTTCAACCCCACCCTGTTGATTTTTCTCCATACCCCCACATGGATTTTTTTCCATGTTAGAAGAAATAGATTTTTCATTGACAAAAGAATCAAAAAATTTCTGAGTGAGGATAATGATTCGCTTGTCGATTTCTTTAGTGTTTTCTTTGTATTCAAAGATTCTTTCAATCAATCCCAGTTGTTCAAATTTTAAAAGCATCTTTTGGATACTATTTTCTTTTAAGCCAATGAAGTTGGCAAAATGCTTGTTAGAAGCAAAACAGCCTTTGTCTTTTTGAGTAAGGCTGTATATCTCAATTAACAAGAATTTCTCTCTAGGACTTAAATCCGGTGATAAATAAAGACGTTCTGGAATCCAGATTCCTTTAAAATCTCTGCCCTCCGATATTACTATTTCTTTTTTTGCCTTCTCTGACATCTGTTTTACCTCCTGTGCGATAATGTATTCCTGTGATTACAAATCAGTTGCCAGGCAGTCACAGGTTCTGCTTTTCGGGAGCTACCCTAGGCAACTGGAGCACCGCGAGAAGGATTCGAACCCTCAGTCCTGTTACAGATCACCGATTTTCAAGATCGGCCCAGTACCATTGTGGCATCGCGGCAAAAGTGGGTAGAGTAGGACTCGAACCTACATATCCGAAGATGACAGATTTACAGTCTGCTGCAATACCAATTCTGCACATCTACCCAAATACCGCCTATACGGTTGCGGCTGACTTGTCCGCAGGTTGATTCTCACGGAGAGTTGCAGTTGCTACTTTGTGGGAAAAGAGAAAGGGATTTCACAAAGAAAGAAAAAACCACATCGTTTACAAACTGCATATGGACCCTCTGGGACTCGAACCCAGACCCGGCTGCTTATGAGGCAGCTGCCCTAACCTATTGAGCTAAAGGTCCGTATGTGCCATATGGGACTCGAACCCACGACGCCTTGATTAAAAGTAAATTGCTCTTCCAGCTGAGCTAATGGCACAACAGGGCTAGTTGGACTCGAACCAACAGTGCAGGAATCAAAATCCTGTGCCTTACCATTTGGCGATAACCCCAGCGTGATCTTATCCTCACATGCCACTGGCTGTCAAGACAAGATTCATGATAAAGAACGCAGAAAGTACTACAGCACTGGCAAATCTTTCTCTGGATCTTTTCTCATTCAGCCATCCTATAATGCTAGTCAGCATAAAGATGTTAAAAAGAGATGCCAGAATGCGGAGAATAAGAACAAACATTAAATATCCCCTTCCTTTCTGTGGAGTGAATTTTCAGCTTTGAAGCCGTCAGGATAGCGTTCCCAAAGCTTCTTGTTGTTTTTAATCGCAATATCCTCAAGAGAGGTATCAAGAGCCTCAGCAGTAAGTGCCAGATAATACAGCACATCGCCACACTCCTTGGTAAGATGCTCTCTATCAAATGGATGCCCCTGAAAAATCTGCTTTTTAAGAAGATCAACAAGCTCACCTGCTTCACCTGCAGTACCGAGGATACCATTCATAAGCATGTTTTCCTTTGTCGCTTTTGTTACGTCTGATGCGGTTCTCATTACACCGCGCTGATACTCGTCAAATGTCATTTCGTTTCCTTTCCAGTGATAAGATCACTATACGGCAATGTTTCAATCCAGTCGCAAAAATCTCGCCATTCGTCCAGTTTATGGTTACGGCGTGCTTTATAGATGTTTGTAAGGACTTCGTAGTTAAGCGTTACATTTCTAGTCTGGTTGTAAGAATCCGGTAGCAGTTGAATTAGTTGCCACCAATACTTCTTTTCCTTGGTAGCAAGATATTTTTGCCTGTAAAAATTAAGTATACGGATTGTCTGATTCAGCAGGCCGATTGGCGAATGCTCTGCCCCGTGAAATATTGGGAAATCAGATTCAGCACTTTCAAAGCCAATAAGATGCTCTGCTGAGAAATCATCTAATGTAAATTCTTTGGCATCAATTCGATGCATGGTGCTGCAGCTATTCTTTGAAGTACCTACAGAGTACGTGTCTGCTTCTTTCCACCAATAAAGTGGTGCTGTAATTCTGATGCATACCGGAAGCATACGCATAAATTTGCGATGATCGGAGCCATATGAAGATAGACGTTGCATAAGTGCCATATCTTCTTTGCCAACTATAAATTGTGGAGACCATGTACATTTATCTGGTTGGATACTATCGCAGGTATCACAATCACGTTCTTCACCGAGGTGAAGACAGCCCCAATGACTATCACTTTTAAACCATGAATTGAAGGAATTTCGAAGACCTTCAATAGCAAACTCTATTTGTTCTGGGCTTGGTAATACAGCATGTTCTAATTTAATCATAAAAACTCCTCTGCGTTGAATGCTTCTTTTTCACATTCGATAAAATATTCCAAAATTTTATCGAAAAATACATATTCGAAATATTCCGGAAGTTGACGAGTGTCAAGGTTTTCCAGTAAACAAAGCTCAAAAGCATAGTTAAAGCGGTGCAGAGTACCATCATATATTTTTTTATTAAAAGTAACAGTTATGTGGTTAAAACACGGTGGCAAAGCCTTAGCATCAATTCCAAAAGACTTGCTAAGCTTGATTAGCACAGAAATGCATTTATCTATATCACTCATAGACGCTCCTTTCTTATCGAGTTGCTGACAAAATAATCTTGTTATTACACTGCGGACAGATGATGTAAGTTGTATTTTTACTGCTTAGCCAAAATGCAGATGATGTTTCTGTAATTGAGTGCGACGATTTCTCGAGAATGTCAGAAATATCGTAGCTCAAAAGTGCACCGCAACTTGGACATTCAGCTTCCTTTCTTGTGCCAGGTCTCAGAATTTTTATCATTTCGCACAATCTCCTAACGCTTCGCAGTAAAATCTTTAAGTGTTCCAAGAAGTGCCTCTTTTGACCCAAATTCTGGAAGCTCCAAGATTAAAGCAGCTCTACAAAAGCTGATTGTAGCATCAAGCCCCAAAACAAGCTCTAATTGCTCTAGTTGTTCTTTACCTATAGTATTTGCCATTGAATGAGTTGAAATTGATTGTGGGGCATTATGTGGCTTTACAGCGGTATTTTGAGGGTTTGTTTTAGCAGCCATTGTATCATTCTGCTGCTTAACCTTAACCATAAAGTCCAAAATGTACTGACAAAGCTCTTGACGTTCTTTACATGCTTTTATTTTATTTGCATCTGGATTAGGCACAGCTGAGAAATCGTTGATCTGCTTTTGATATCCAGAAATAACACCTTGTAACCATGTTGTTGCGTTTTCAAATTTTGTAGCCATTACTCCTCCTATTCATCCAAAAGGGATATTGCTTTAACAAACTCGCGAGGAAAGAGAGTTTTTGAGAAGTTAGAAGCGCAGGATACGTAAAACAATTCTTTTTTGGTTAGATAGCCATAGTATCCACCTCGCGAACTGCAATAAGCTTCTATTGTTTCACTTGTGCCGTCAATAAATTTAACTAAAACTAATTTTCTTTCCATTGCTTATTCCTCTGGCATATAGTAGATATCTGTCAAGAAGCTAGAAGCAGAAATGTTTAATTCCTCAAATACCTCAGCTGCTCTGACTGGAGTCTTATACTCTGCAAGTACCATGTCTTGGTTTGCGGTCCTTGCAAAGATAGTTTCATCACTTCTCAGCAAAGCAACGTTACAAAACTCAACAGATTTGGTTTTACACTGTGAAATGATTCTCATTAGATAACCTCCTGTTCTTGTGTTCTATCTGGCATGTAACCATTTGGGTAACGTTTATTCGTTCACGATTGATTCCGTGTCCTTCACGGCACAACTGGCAAACCAGTATGTCACCGCAATGCTGACATTCATCGGTTATTTCTTTGGTTGATATTTTCATTTTATAGTTTGAGTATATTATGCCTTGGCATTATGGCAAAGAAACTGTCAAGGCTCACAGCTTTTATCTTTGCCATATGTGTAGTTACGAGTTAAAAGGGGCTTTTTATTTTGGAAAAATATTTTGGGGACTAAGTAGCCCCATGCCGGGGGCACGCTCTCAGACCCCTACACCCCCTTTTTGTGTGATCATCTGGCAGCTGTGCAGCTGGTTGCGGCTCCTGATCCTATGGCGGCAAAACCTAAATTGTGCGTATTTGTATATACAAAAGCAACAGTGCTTTGCTGTCCTGGTCTGAGTATACGTACCATTGACCGTTAAAAGTACGTATAATAAACATTATACGAACTCCATACCGTCCGAGAGATTAACACAGATCAAGAAACCTTGACTAATCTTAATTTAAATCGTCAGATAATTTGAAATCCGATAGTTTAGGGGCTTCCGGTTCTGCGTCAATGACTTTTTCCCACTCTTCCGCGGTTATCTGCTTGGCTTCTGGTGCTGCCTCAGCTGATAAGCGAAATTCCGATGCGTTGACATAGTCAGAATTGTTGGTAAGATCAAAGATTGCAAGCACTGGTGGCATTTTGCCAGTAAATGCAAGCTGCTTCTTGCAAGCTGTTATAACGCCTTTTACCGCGTCTATAGTAGACTTCCAATCACTGCTACGCTTTTCGTAGCCCGTGATCATGTGCCGCGTAACTCCCAAAAATGCCGCCCAGGACTCTATATCAGGCACTAGGCGCAGCTTTCCGCCTTCCGTTGGGGTTTTGTTTACGTTCCGGACAAATGCCAGATACTCTTCTGAGTCGTGCTTGAAACTTTTTAGCCCTTCGGGAGAGTTGCTATACATGGGCTGTGAACCTTTTTCACGTGCTCTAGCTAGCCCCTGCAGAGATACGTCAAGGATAGCGTCCAGTTCGTCTCCGTCCATGGTTTCTGCAATATCCCTATAGCTTGGCATTCGTTTCCCTCCTCTTGGCATTCTGTAGCCCTCCTTTCCCTGTATTTCTTTTTGTCGTGCGTATATGTGGATATATCTTAGCCTTTCCCCTTCAAATGCCTTCTAGCCGCCTCCTGTGCCCTTCTAGTGCCCTTCTGCGTGTGCTCATCGTGTCCAGCTCTCACATGTGTCCGTACTGGCTGCCTGTCTGTGTCCGTCTCTGACTTGATCATCTGTCTGCTGTCATCTGTCAGCTCCTGCACTCTGTATCTGTATATACTTAGATACACTATACACATACCTACTTACCAGATATCTATATACTGTACATACAGATATACATATACTTATACCTATACAGTACATAGAGATATACTATACATACTCACCTTATATATACTGTACATATATACCTTATACAGATATACTTAATATATATTATCAGACAATATATTATATATACTCTATATACGCTGTACATATATAGATATTATATACATATACACCATATAATTATAAATATAATATAAATACACTGATAATATATTAAATATACCGATAATATATTAAATATATATACCATATACATATACAGTAAATATATATACTGTATATATTATATATATAAGGAAGCGACACGGAAAAACTGTAGGCCTGGGGAAAAAGAAAAAAGCCCACGACCAGAAAAAGAAGCACCGTGTTTTAGCACGGCTTGAAATCTTTTCCGATCATGGGCTATATACTCTATATATCCATATCTAGGCTACATATAAATACTATATATAGTAGCTTAATTACATAATACAACAATATGAGGTATAAATCAAGTTAAATATTTTTAAAAAGTGTAAGTTGCACAAAACAAAAATTTACGGCTGAATGTCTGAAAATGGGTAAAGAAAAACGGCAAGCTGTGCGCCTGCCGTGCTTCTTTCTGAATTTTTAAGAGTTGGGATAGGCCAAAACAAAGCGCTCTGTTGTAGGGTCCTCTTTGATTATGCTTCCGGGATACTCTCTAAGCTGCCGTTTTAACTCCTTCAGATCTGCATAGGCTTCTTTTTGGTAGCTTCTTAGCTCCTGTGAGGTGTAGTTGTGTAAGTAGCCGTAGCCTAAATTGTCATCTATAATTGCGTTCTCGTGCTCTATGATCTTGTCATACAGTACTTTCTCTATGTGCCCATCGTCACACAACACGGACACATATTTTTTTCGCTCTCTTTTGTGTGGTTTTTTGAGCTTGCTTGGGGTTGGCACTGGAAGACTTTCGGGAGTGCCTACAGGCAAAAAGCCCCGGTCTGTTGCTCCCATCTTTACGGCGAGGCCATCGGCTAGAATCTCGTATACATCGCCTACTTTCGAGCACTCAAAAGCTCCAGTTGACAGTTGTAATTGTAGTTCAGTGTAACAATCAATGTCTGATTCTCCAACGATCTGCAAAATAGAAAAATCATTGGTCCCTGTCTTGTCACTGTTCCGCACCTCGATGGAGCGCGGAGAATTTGGGCGTGATATATCGGATACATAGGAGCGATAAAAGCTTTCGCGCTGGCGGTGTCCCTCGGCTCCATACACTCTAAAAATTTTAACCGTTTGCATAAAACTTCTTTCTCCCGGCTCTAACCTTGCCGGGCAGGTTGCCTTTTACAGCCATTTACATGGCCTGCTTGGCTCCTCGTCGTCTTCGTCGACTTGCACAAGTCCCCAGTCTCCGCAACCAATTTCTTCGCCCTTGTCCCATAGATCATAGGCCAGATTGTGTAAAGCTTCTTCCTTTTCTGAGATAGCGTCATCGGCTTCCGAATCTGTGATCTCTTCGTTTTCCAGATCTGCTTTAATGTGCTCTACTTCTTCCTTAATGGCTTCAGCTTCTGGAAGCCCTGAGAACGTCCCGCTATAGCGATCATCTAAAAAATTACATGCCTGATAGTCAATAGTCTCCCACAATGCATCATTAAGCTTTGGCTTGCTGAGTCTTTGCACCGGGTGTAACTCTTCAACTCCCTGAGCATAGACTTTATAATATCGCTTCATATCTTCGCCTTTCTGCCCTCGTAACCTTCGGGGCGGGTGCTTTTGGTTAGTTAACCCGTGCGTTAATATCAGATTTAAGGACGCATACTAAGCGCACATCATAGCCCCAATGAGGGTTATTTCGTTCTATCATGCCGTTATAGGTAACATATGCAACAAAGTTGCCTGTTTCCCATCCGGTGCGGTGTGGTACGCTCCACGCTGTACAAGTCCAGTAGCCTTCTGTATAACCGCTGTCGTCATCAGTATCCGAAATTAAGTTGTTATACTGTCGAGCCTCGTCAAAAGTGATCGGGCGAACCTTGCAAGTCAGCTCTCCGTAGTCGTTCTGACCGTCTACCGTTGTTAAACTTACGGTGTGTTCTACTAGGTTCTCGGCTCCTACTTCATTTTCAAGCCATCCCTGATAGTCTTCTGACTCTATATCTCTTCTAAGCTCGGAAAGTTTATAGTTAGATTCGTGCGCGTCAAACGGCTGCTCAATTCCAACCGGTTGACCAGTCCAAGCGTTCTCAATAACTAATGCTTTTGTAGTGTCCTTGCCGTGCTCAAGTAAAATAAAAACAGCGTCTCCGATACTAAAAGTCTGCCCTGGTTTTAAAATTGATAACTTGTTGTAACTCATGTGGCTGCCTCCTCTCAAAAAATCTCGACGCCGAGCTTGTCGGCTGCTGCGCTTACTACGTCCTCTACGGTATCACTGTCGGCGCTGTCGTACTCGTCCGCCATGTCGGCCAGTTCACACAGGCGGCGGCAGTCGTCCGGGTTCCACTCTCTGCTAGACTTGATGCGATATGCTACAGCCTCCGGCACGTCTAAATCTTTAAAAAGTTCATGCCCTGCTGCACCCATGTGGCTCCAGTTAAACTCAACACGCTCGATATACTGGGCGTCTGTGTAGTGGTCTGGTGTTGCCTTCGTCTCTGCGATTAAATCGCCATTTTCCGGGGTGATACTCCATCTCCTCAAGCTCCTCTGCTACTTCTTCCATAGTCTTTCCGCCCCACTGGTAAGACTCGAACGGGTCTGCGTCTGGCCAGTTTTCGCGAGCTGCTGCCAGGACTTCCAAACCTGTGATGGAACCATCTTCAAAACCGCCGAGAACGTTTACAACCTTGCCGCTCTCATCGCGTGTCACTGCCTGGATACCGCCACCGTTGTCCTCATAAAACTTTGTTGTATACTGCTGCTTCTTTGACATATCTTTTTACCTTTGCCCCTGTGGGGCTTCCTTTCTCTCTTTGTGCCTTTAGTATAACTTAAAAAAGTTACTATGTCAAGACTTTTTTTGAAAGTTTTTTAAAATTTTTTCTTCTTCGGCTTGGTCTGGCGCGTAGTATATAAGGTGCTCCGGCTGCATGTGCAAAATGCAGCATATACGATTGATAGCCTCAAGGCTTATATGTGTATCTCCTGCCTTAATCTTTCGCCATGTATCCTGCGATAAAATGCCGCTTTTCTGCGCTGTGTAGGCTGTAACGCCTGCGGTAGCCAGTGCACCGGCTACGTCAAATTTAAACTTTATCATACTTGTAGTACTCTCCTTTCGTGCTTGGTGTATCGCTACATATATATAGTAGCTTTTCCACGGCAAAAAGTCAAGAAAAAATATAACGAAAAAAAGTTATAAAAAGTCTTGACATAACTTTTAAAAGTGATATAATAAGGGTGTAAACAAAAAAAGCCGGTTGCACTACCTACCAAGCAAACGCAACCGGCACCAATCAAAAAAAAGAAAGGTAGCTTGATTATACATCAAGCAAAGGGAAAAAACAATGTTATATTCAGAGTTAGCAAAAACTTACAGAAAGCTTTTTAAGAAATATCCAAATATTTCTAGTCTCCAGGATTTCGGCGGCAAGATTTTAGAAGAAAAAACAACCTATGCTAAGCGCGGCACGCGTTGGGTTGAAGTGAAAAAAGAAGAAAAAGAAGTATCGGCAACTTATGTTTTTAATGTATTTGATGCAGTACAATTTTTTAAAGACTTAGGCGGATACGAAAAAGTAAGTTGCGGCTATACAAAGGCCGGATATCTTCCAGACGAGTTACTAAGCATCAGCCCTAACAGAACGGAAAAAACAGTAAGAAAATATTATTTCATTTAAAAAAAAATAAGGTGGGCGAAAATGCCCACCTTTTTATTTGCTTCGCGCCTGATCAAGTAGCCGCTGCGTTTGCTCCTGGCCGTATATATCCATGATATCAAGCTGATACCGTGCATCAGTCAAGAGCCTTTGCAGGTCTACCGTTTCCGGGTCTGGCGTCTGGCTCTTGGTCTTCTGACTGGACGGCTCCGGCTCTGCCGCAGGTGCTGCAGGTCCTTCTGCATCTGGTGCCGCTGATCGGATGCTATCGCGGCTGATTTTTTCAGCTATCGCGGCTTTTATGTAGCCGTTGACTGATAGGCTTGTAGCTGCTGCCGCCTCTTGTAGTCTGGTGTAATCTTCATGCCGCAAATCGAGCGGCACGCGCTTATAAGTCTTACTTGCGTATCTTATAGTAGCTTGCTTGTGTGCGTCTGATATTGCCATATGTTTTTCTTTCCTTTCTTATATTATAGAGGCCCCTTTTCCACCTCTAGCATAATTATACACTATAAAGATAAAAATATACACGTACATAATGCACAAAAATATACACGTACATTTATACAGAATTACTATTGAATAAACACGTACGTTGTTATATAATACAGTCAGAAACAAGGAAAACAACAAACGCAGAAAGGAAGTAAAAAATATGAAGAGAACAAAAAATATGATTTATAAGGCATCCGATGAAGCAAGAGAGCTGTTTTTATATGCTACTAACTCAGGCGTTTTGTATGATCGCCAGATTAAGCCGAGTATCGAAAACCTCAGAAAAAAAGCAAGAAAGGGGACCTTTGATAAAGACAAGGCGGCAGACCTCTTTTATTATGTAGCTACAAGCGCTTCGGCCATGTATGATAAAGATTTTGGATTTAGCTTTTCTGTCCAGCAGCACTTTACAGCCGCGGTTGATATGGTTGATTTTTACATTGATGAAATAGAAGAGATTTAAGCCGAAACGCCCCGGCTTGGGGCGTCCGTTGGGGATTGCCTCCCGGCGCTGATGATGGCAGGCAAGAAAGGGAAAAGTTATGACAACATTACAAATTATTAGATTGAATGAAAGCGCCCCAGCTATGGCGCACGGTTTCCGTTATAACGTCCAGATCTGGACGAAGGACAGCGGCCGCGGCTGGTGCTATGCCGGAAACGGCAAGTTTTTAAAGACTGCAGGCGAGGTTCTGAGCTATGGCAAGGAACGCGCTGATTTTTACAGTGCTGACATGTACAAGGATTTTTACGCCTGTATGAGTGAGGAAGACGTTGTATATTTTGTAGGGGTTTACAAGTGGCACGCCTTCCGCGTATATCCAGATGGAAAAATTACAAAGGCAACTGAGCAAGAAGGCGAATTGGCCGGAAAATGGCTTGAAAGAGAGAAAGGAAAGCGATGATCACAACAAAAATTGTCTTGCTGGGCGACACTCACCCGGCAAGACTTCGCGGTTATGGTTACAGTGTGCAGATTTTTGTAGATGGTGAATACAGTAATATTTGCAAGTTGTGCCGGACTCTGGCAGATGCTGAAAGCTACGCTAAGGAATTTTAAGTTTTGCGTTTCTCCGCTTTAGGCGGCGAGGTTCACGACCTGGGGACGCTATTTGGGCGGTGTGACCGCCTCCGGTGAGGGCTACCCCTGTAGTGCCGGGGTGATCCGGTAAAAGATTTGAGAGCTACACGAAACGGCGTCATGCACTACTTGCCACATTTGGCAAGCATCACGGAGATAATAAAAAATGGCTATATGACAATAACAATATCTACAAAATAATATAGATACTGTACAAAAGGAAGGAAGGTAAAACATGAATACATACGAAGAACATATACAGAACTTTTTGAAGGTGCGTGAATTTTTGCGTGCATCTGGTGAGATTTCCACGCTTGCAGTGGCATTTCATAAGCCGGTTAAGTGGTATGGCGAACACTCACAGATGGAGGCTGTGAAACTGTTGAGAGAAGAAAGCGAGGGCGAACGATGATTTTACAGACGGTATCTATCAGCGCCGCGCCGCGAGAGCTGCATCTGCAGCTTTTCAAGGCACGCGGTGAGGAGCTTGAGAAGCTTGAGGAAAAGATTGTAAGCCTTGATGCTGTGGCTCTTGTGTCATGGGCGCGAGTATTCGAGGCGGTAAAGACTCCAGGTGTGGTGGCACACTGGGAAGTGCAGCACGAAATTGACGGCAAGGCATACACAGAGCAGCGCATATTGCACGCATCCGTAAAGAATCTGGGTTGCATTCAGTATTCTACGGCTCATATCTACCCAGACGAGTATATCCCAGTGATGGATTCACAGTTTAAAAATGCATCTGATTTTTTCCGATATGAAGCGCCACTGTCGGCGGCTGTTATTATTGAAAAGGTTGCGTGACACGGAAAGAGGTGATAAAATGAAGGTAATCTGGGAATCAAGCCTGCAGATTGAGAAGATGTGCAGCAGTGCAGAGCGTGCCATTCTCTGCCAAAGGTCAAGAGGATTCAAGGCAACGATTAAAAAAAAGAAAAGCATGAAAAAATGCTTGATGCAGTAGCAAAGAGCGTTGGTGACTTGCTACTCAGTGTGCTGATCTTCGGCGGTATGGCGGTTGCACTGTACTATGGAAGTATTTGATAGGAGGATATGAAGCATATTTAAACAGACGTTCTCTGTACTCGCACGTACAATTATAATTTTATTTCAATCCACACAGACGGTTCACTGCCTGTGAATAGCGACCGAAGCCGGAATAAATATCATCTTCATTTTTAAGATAGCGTGATGGCTTGAAAAAGTCAAGAACTTTTTGTATAATACTTACAATGCATAAATAGTACTGCTATCTTATAATAGTGCATATTGACAAGGGAAAGGAGTCGGCAATGGCAAAGAAAGATTTAACAGGCGAACGGCATGGAGATTTGGTGGTGCTGGGAGCTTCCGAAAATAAATACGCTAGTCCTAACACCGGAAAAAGAATAAGCCTTTGGAAAGTGAAATGCTTAAAATGCGGAAATATAAAAGAAATGCAGGCATCTCACTTTTACAGATGTGTAACATGTGGATGCGTAAGAAGACGTAAATACCACAACTGTGTAATATGTGGAAAGCCATTTATTTGGCATCCGAGTGATACAAAACAATGTTGTTCTGCTAAATGTGCGGCACAATTAAGAAAGAAACACGGCTTGTGTACGCAAAAGGGGACACCTATGCCGCCTGCTCTAATTGAAGCTCAAAAGAAAAGTCAATTAGTAAAAGCGGCTCGTGAACGATTTGCAAAAGAAGCAACTAAAGCGGCTCATGCTTTGCCAGAAGGACAACCGGGACCGCAAAACAGAACTGCTAAAAAGTGGATTTTAATTGATCCTCTAGGAAATTGTTATATAGCAGTATCGTTGAAGGATTGGGCTAGAAGAAATTGCCGAAGGTTCTTTGATGAAGATGTACCAGAAAATATTGCAGCTGGACGCGTGCGTGGTGGTTTTACTGCAATTGCAAGTAGTTTACGTGGTGTGTCTTCACGGAGATCTAGGCCAGTGTATACTTATAAGGGCTGGCGATTGGAAGAGTTACCAGTTGAAAAGACCGAAGAGGATGTTAAAATGGCGTTGGAAGAAAATAGGAGACAAAATGGCGAAGAGAAAGAAAAAAGTTGAGAATAAACGAATCCTGGCACTAGAACTGTACAAAGGATTCTTAAAGGCTGAACCTGATTTGGCTGATCAAGCAAAAGCTGCGATTGAGGATTTTAAAGCTCAAGGCGCAAAATGGGACGAAAATATTGTGTACTGTCCTAATGATAAAATACTGCTAGAAATCAAAAAAGCACGCATGGGGGAGCCAGATGCGAAGTATTTCAAAAGGCTTAGAAATGCCACTGCAGGATTGATTTCAGCAGTGGCAACATGGGATTTATCAAAAGTAATTTATCGCTTTGATGAAGATTTTTATAGTGAATTAAGAGAAACAGAAGGAATAGAAAAAGTTCCGGTAAACATGTTACTTCATTTGCCATATAAATGTTTATGTCTTCAAGTTGGTGACGAATCAAGGTTTACATATTTGAATTATGATTTTGAATTTAAATTATATGAATTAAGGATTGAAAGGCTTTTCTTTAATGATGATGAAAACAGAATTGAATCAAGGAGCTATTTTTTAATCTTATCGTCTGATAAATTGCAAAAATGCATAGACCATACAATTTCCGCTGGAATTGATAACTATAAAAGAATGGGGCTACCAGAGTTTTCGGAGAAATTTGAAGAAACATATAGAAAAGAACGCGAAATATTTCAAAGTACAATACAAATGATTCTGTTTATATTATCACAGAATGTAGATATTGTCGAGAATGAAGAAAACAAGAAAGCAAGAAAGAAATATGTTCGTTCTGGTGCAAAGGAGATTCCCAAGGTGTTGGATGCAGGATACCGTGTGGGAGCTGAAATAAGGAACGTTAGGGAAATCAATGTATACAAGAACAAGACAGAAGCAAATGAACAAAACCTTGATATACTGCCCTCTGCCACAGGAAGCAAAAAGACTCCGCATGTACGCCGCGCGCACTGGCATCATTTTTGGATAGGGAGCGAAAAGGCAGGAAACAGAAAGCTTGTGATCAGATGGTTGCCACCTATAGCAATAGGAAGCAGGGTTCAAGATCTTTCACCAGTTGTACATGATGTTAGAGCGTAGTCAACAAAGAAAAAGAGAGCAGGAAAACAAGAATGAATGAAGAAAAAATGAAACGAGTAATGGAAGCAGTAACGCAGTGCAAGCCACTTGCCAAAAATGATTGGCCGAGAGGGCGTGAAGAATGGGGATGGTTGCTGGATAGAACATGCGATTTGTACAGCAATTATATTTCTTTGGAAAACGAAGCTCTGAAAAAGGCAGTTAAAATTGTAGTTGAAGAGTTTTTTGATTTTGTTGATAAAGTCTATCCAGAAAACGAAGAGCCTATTCCAGGTAAAGAATTTTTTGATTCTGTTGATAAAAACTATTTAGAAGATAAAGGGTATATTCCGGATTTTGCAGAAGAATTATATGAAAAACTTGTTGACGATGATGGAGATGAAAAAAAGGAAAAAGAAAGAGATATAGAACGTACAATAAACTTGATGATGACAATAATAGAATTTACGTGTCATTGTGAGGAAGAATACTTAGCACAAATGCCTGCCGAAGAGTTAAAAGCATGGGAAACATTAGTAAGGATAGATAAAAATTATAGAATAAAAATTTGTCGCGGATATAAATTTGGGAAAATAGCAGATGGTTTTGTGATCGACGACACAGTTGATAACTTGATACAGCTCCACAAAAATGCAGAAGAGGCACGAGAAAACGAAGCCCCTTATCCGTTTAAATGGTATATGTAAAAATAAAAAATATAATATTAAGGTATAGCTAAAAAGTAGGGATAGAGTCAAATCTATCCCTATTATTTTACAGTTCTTGACAGTATTTTACATTACTTTACATTATTATACATTATTTTACTGTAAAATAATGTTAAAATCTATCGGCTTTTCTTACGGCGCTTCTTCTGCTTCTGCTGTTTGTATTCGGTTCTTATGACTGTGATATTTCCGACAGTTTCCTCAGTTCTGATTCGCTTCAAACTGCCAACATAGGTTATTATGCTGATTTCGCGCTTCTTTCCACTTCTACCGCCCATATCATCCCCTCAACTTTCTTGTAAGTTTCTGCCCAAATGATTCTCGATACGAGATTTTTACATCTGTGTCCACATCAATAGGACGTCCAACCACTAAAATTTCTGTAGGATGGAGTCGGGAACACATCTCTTTGAAGCCCTGTCGATAACACTCCTTGCCTTGATCGGTGAAGCAACCGTTTGTGCTGATTGCCAACGTACTCTCTTCTGGCAACCCTTCAAAGCAAAAATCAAACGTCTCTGCATTTCCCCAACCTGCAGTCGGGATGACGTCGCATCCATTCATAAATAGCCACCATGCAAGGGCGCGGCTTCTGTACACTTGATGCAGCTGCATGACCTTTGGCATAGAGTCATAAAATGAGAAGTCAGGAGCGCAGATGTATTTAAAATTTTCGAGTGTCGGAAGATACTTTTGCGGCTGATTCCATAATGGCTCGAACCGTGTGTCGTCAATAAAAAAGTGGCAAAGCGCCTTCTTCGGATTTTTTTCTTTCACCGCCTCACAAAATGATACTGCATTAAGCCCACTCAGAGCAGCATGTACTGGGAGCAGTTTCGGAAATCCCAGTGGAGTAAGTTCGGATTGATAAAGATATCGCTCACGGAGAACGTCTTTTTGCGTGTGAATCTTTGTGTACATCTGCCTTCCTTTCTGGCACATTGCCTAAAGTCTTTATTTTATGCACAGTTCCTAATTGAATTGCTTCCTAAAAGCTGATATATAAGTTCATCTGCAACAGTTACTATACTCCTGCCAAAAAGACTTATAAAGTCTGCGACAATTTCCTCTGTTTCAATCGGGATAGAGTATCCGTATTCCATTGCGTGAACATGTGTTAATTCGTGGCACAGCACTTTATCAATCATCTGGCTTGACAGATCATTACACATAAAGACGGTCTTTAAATTGTTGTCGGTTACGCCGAGCGTATATGTTCCGTCACTGCGCTGCAACTGCGGATCACCAGGGCTGACAAAGCAAACTTGCCAAGTGTTGTTATTTACTGTAAAAAACATTTAATACCCCCATTATAGCACATTTATAGCAAGTGTGCAATTGAAATAAAACCGGGAGCATTTGCTCCCGGCTGTACCATTGATTATATACGCTGTACCCAGTTTGTCATCTTAGTTTTCATCATCGTTTTTTCGGAAGCTGAAAGCCCTGGCATGATCTCTTTAAGATCTTCGTCGATAACGGCTAGCAATGACTCAAGCCCTCGCATGTTTGCGTCATTGTCTTCTTTGGTGTTAGCTTTGTGCATGTCCTTAGTCTCACTGTATGACCTTCTAGCACGGTCATATCGGCTTTCTGACTTCATTCCCATATCTTCTACGCTTCTGCCATCTGACGGCATTTGGGAGCCTCTACGTGGGTCAGAGTAGTACATGCGCCCAAAGCGGAGTCTATCAAGATCACGCATACGCTCTTCTTCTGGCATATCAGCCCATTCATAATACATTTCTGGTGTCATGTGCCAATAAGGTGGTTCGTCATAACCGCGTCTGCCTGTGGTTCTTGTCCCTCTACCCTTTGGGGCAAATCTGCCGTTAGCGTATCTGTAGCGGTCGTAATAGCGGCGTGACGGGTAATCACCGTATTGCTCAACCATTTCCATGATTTCATCATCGTTTTGCAGCTTATCCATTGCCTCAACGATGCGATAGTCTTTATCAAAGCAAGCAATATTCTTAACGATCTCAGTCCAGTCTTTTAAATCATCAAGATTATGGCCTTCGAAATTGTCAATTCCGATAGCTTTGGCTTTTTCTTTGACACACTCTAAAATTTCTTTAGCCCATTTATGCATAGTCTACCTCCAATTAAGCAACTCTATTCACTATAAGGTTTGCGTTAGCAACTTCAATAGCAACGCCACTTGTATTCTCAACTGCAATATTTACACAGCAGCCACGTGGAACACTGATAAAAATGCCTGAGGACACATTACTGAATTGAGATACTGCAGCTGGTGTTGAAATCATTTTGGAAGCAAGCACTGGCTCACCACTGATAGCAATTGCTAATGATATAGGAGCCACAGTTCCCCCGGCTGGAAGAGCTATATTTGCAGAGAAGCCTACAAAAAAACGTGCCTGGCACTGATTCGTAAGACCTCTAAGAGTAATGATTCCACTGCCTTCACGGTGCTGTATGCAGTTTGAACCCTTAACAGATGTGTTTGTAAAAGTTACATTTTCACTTGCCGCAACTTCCTGCGTTGCGACTGCAACATATTCTGCCATTTTGATACCTCCTTAAAATAAGGGACAGGCTCTATTTCGAGTCTGCCCCTTTGCTGATAGTAATACTGCGTTAGTTAGCAGACATAACCGTTTTGGTTAAGATACCGATATTTAATTTTGTCAGCAGTTGCAACCACTATTGCATCCGTAATACACGTTTGGGTTAGGAACTTGATATGACGGAATCGGTGCTGGATTAACTGCGTTGATGATCTGCTGTGTCTGAGATGCCATTGCTGTGGTAAGCAGTGCACTCTGGCGATCCTGTGAAGCAGCTCTGCGAAGATCATTGTTCTCAGCCTGTAAGGCAGCAATCTTGTCCTGGCAAAGGTAGTCAAGCAGCGCACGGGTATTTGCATTGGCATTGTCAATGATATCACGTGTATTGGTTGCTGCATTATAGTTTAACTGGCAGAAGCCTTTATCAATGGACTGCTGAATTGCATTTGCTTGTGTAGCCATGTTATAATTGGTGTTAGAGATTGCTTCTTTGTTGTCACAACAGCATTGTGCTAACTGTGCCTGCAGAGCATTTGTATTTTGCATATTAGCTACGGTATCAGCGTTGATAGCCTGCTGAATGCCATATCCAGTCTGCATGATGTTTGTGTTGATTCCGTTGAATCCAGTTAACATGCTATTGTTGGCCGCGTAGAATCCGTCACAAAGACCATTGGTAATTCCGTCTAGTTTTCCGACAATTGCTTGGTTATCAAAGCCGCGCTGAATTGCACTATCTGTGTAGGCTGCTGCGGTAGAACCCATTCCGCCACCGTTGTTGCCCCAGCCACCGAAGCCATTACCCCAGCCGAAAATGGCGAAGATCAAAACGATCCAAATAAGCCCCCAGCCGTCGTTGCCCCAGCCGCCGTTGTTATTGCCGTTACCATCAATGCTAGCCACTAATGGTACACTACAGTTTCCTGAGTTAAACATACTATTTACCTCCGTAATAATTTTTTATATACATAATCTTGCAAGAATTAGTATCATTTTTAATATTTTTGTGTTATAATATCTTTGTGCAGATAGGGAATCGCGACCCGAAAATCACAATGCCTAGTGACTTCTGCACGTTTATTGGTAGGCGATTAAAAACACGAAAGGCAAGGTGTTGTTTTTATGCTCAAGTATCACATTTCCGATTATAAAGGGAAAAAATATGGCCATCTTACTGTAATTTCACAATCAAAAAATTCAGATATCCCAAATGGGTTTGATTTCAAGTGTGATTGTGGAAGAATTATCTCCTTTGCTCCTGACAGAGTTATTAAGGGCCATCAGAAATCTTGTGGGTCCTGTTCTTACTCAAGGAAGCCTAAGATCAGCATAGATAATTATATAGGTCAAAGATCTAATATGCTTACAGCAATAGGTCTTTCAGAAAGAAGGCCATCTGATAAAAGGCAGTATATTGAGTGCTTATGTGATTGTGGAAATAAAGTTAGGGTATTGCCTTACCTGTTTAAAAATCACAAAGTGAAAAGTTGCGGTTGTTTGCTAAAAAATAGTCCGGCATATATTGATGGAAGAACTAAAAATCCACTATATGGGCTATGGAAAAACATGATCGGACGTTGTGAAAGCCCAAACCATCCAAAGTATTACCAATATGGCAAACGAGGAATAACCGTGTGCGAAGAATGGCATGACTTTTGGAAATTTGTAGAATGGTCCGAATCTATTGGTGGACGTCCTGAGAACTACACACTTGATCGAATTGACAATAATGGTAACTATGAGCCAAATAATTGTCGTTGGGCAACTTCTGGAGAACAAGCTATAAACAAATCAAATAATTTGAATATAGAGTATAACGGAGAAACCAAAACTCTAAAAGAATGGTCTGATTTGCTCGGAATAAGTTGGGATGTTCTTCATAATCGCCTCCGAAAAGGTTGGACTGTTGAAAGAGCTTTTACAGAAAAAGTGTATAAGTAGTTTTTCTAATGGGTGATAAAATTTCACCCATTATTTTATTCCAAATTGACTTTTTATCTGGCGAACAGCATCATCAACATTTATCCCTTTTTCTTTACAAAGGTTGCGTGCTAATTGTTCTACACCCTTTGTATCGCCTTTGTTTGCCATATCCATAGCATTTTTTAAAATAGGATTGCTCATGGCTTGGCTGTTTCCGGCCATTTGCTGCAAAAATTGTTGTGGATTCCTCATGGCTTGAAATAGCTGAAATGGATTATTCATTCTCATTTGCCTCCTTCTTTAAGCCTCCGGACCTTTTAGGCGCTATCTTAGGCATCAGTTCATCAAACTTCTTTTCAAGACTATCAAATCTTGCCATAAATGCCTCTGTAGCCTCGTCAGATAGCCCCATTTTCATTTTGGACATGTCGGCTGAACTATTCGCCGCATTTGGCTGTGAAGCTGTGTACGGCTTATATACAATCGTTCTAATGGTTCCATCTGCATTCCATGATTTTGTATAGATCTCTGACATGTCTTGCTTTGGGAATACGGCAACTGAACCGTCCATAGGTACATCGTTCGCAGTAATTTGTTCGACAGCTTGCACGACCTTTCCGTTCAATCCAGCCTGCTGCTGTGGCTGAATGCTTTGCTGCTGATTAAAAAGCGGCTGGTTTTGCTGCAGATCATAACGCGGCTGCTGATATTGATACGGGTAATAACTATTATATTGGCCATACATTGTCTGTTGGTTGTACGGTTGATACATCTGATTTGGTATCGGCATCGTCGATTATCACTCCTTCCTCGTCAAGAACCTCTCCAATAGCCTGAATCATTGCTGATTGATACTGCATTGGAATCATACATACATCTGGTCTTTCAAATATTTTAGTTAAAAATGATTCAGGAAACATCATTCGCACCTTCCTTCCTCTTATTCTGATTGTATTGTGCCATAAAAATAAGATGTAAAAACGACAGGGATACGACATATTAACGACAAAAAGAGCTGCCAGATAAACTGACAACTCTTTTAAAGAATATTTTACTGTAAATAAATGTCAAATATTGTTAAATAAAGTTAAATAATGTAAAGAAATGTAAAATACACTATTACAACATCTGCAATTCCTCTCCTGTGTCCTTTGATGTGAGTTTGATAGAGACGTCGTATCCTAACGCTTCTGATATCTGACGTATATCACTTTCTCTAAAATTATTTAACCTAAGTTTTTTGGACACGTTAGATTGAGAACACCCTAACAGTTTTGCAAGCTGAACTCCGTCCATCTCTTTCTTAAACATTATTGTTTTTACAATGTTCGAAAATGTGTTTTTGCTTTCCATTTACTCACCTTCCTCCTTCGGTTTAAGATCTGCCTTGTAAGAGCTTAAATGTGTTTCAGCTGTAACACGTTCTTTATCAAAAAATTCCCCACCCAATGCATTAAATCCGGTTATAACCCCATTTTCACGCTTGAGAAATATCCTGCGCGATTGGTGCGTGAATAATTCCGCTGGGTTAGAAGGTGGATCAATCTTTTTGCGCTCATCGGATCGTGGCAAGCATTCCCATATTGGGCAAGGCTTAGGCCACAATTCTCCATTACCATTCTGTAAAGGAACTAGGTTCATCATAAGTGTTTCAAAAAGATTTCGCCCGATTGCGTAAACAATAGTATTTTGCCCCAACCATCCAATATTTTTGTTCAGACATCCTGCGTTCCTGAGATTCAGATAATGCAGATTTGGCTTGAAGCAATTCATTTTTAATGCTCTCTACTTCAATATACACGTCTTCGCGATTGTGTTGGAAGTAGTATTCTTTAGATTGCTTATATGCCTTACACATAGCTAATATATAGCTCGTATATTTTGCATAAGTCAGGAAATCCTCACGTATTCCTCCTCTTTTTCCGTGCGTATAAGCAATTGCTAGTGCTTCAAGATCTTCATGTGTGAACTGTAATTCAGAAAAAATAGAAACACCTGAAAGTGACTCAATGTCAAACACTGTAGTGTATCCAAATTCCTCATTTTTTGGTGCTAACTGGATCTGCTTAAATAAATCTTTTGGAAGTTGACTAATGTATGATTTTGCTCTTTCCTGAAAAGCGCAGTCATATTTCTTTAACCCTTTTTGTATTCTGTGTTCTGGATTGTATCCGTAGTTTGCAATGAAGGAAAGTAATTCATCACATTCTTTACGCTCTTGTACCAACTCTTGCGGCCACATATTTAAAAAGTAATAGCCTGCAAATAAATGACCATTAAAATTATCGTCCGAAACATGATCTGACTTTGCAAGTTTTGCATAAATGGCTTCTCCGATTACACTATTAAAATGAATCGGTTCGTCTTTTGGAAGCTTTTTAAAAATGTTGTATAGCTTTCTGTATCCCTTTTTGAAGAGAATATCCAAAGAAGTCTGTGCTTGTTCATCTTCTGTGTAGCTATATTCGACGATTCCGAGTGCTTTTTTATAAGCTTCTTCTGTTTGCAAAGACAGTTCTTCCGAAAATAAAGTATTGTAATATTCGCTCTGCTTTGCAGCATTATAATAAGCTACAGCATTCTTGCCATATTCGCTTTCTAAATCTAATCGTATATGGCGTGCAAACGCGATAGCGCAAGCGTAAAACGGTATCAAGTTTACTTGTTCCATAAAATACCTCCTTTCTTTAATTTTAGTAAAGAGTTATCTTGTGATAAAATTACCAAAATTTTATTTTTTGATTACGTAAATAGGATCTATTTTTTGATTTATTATAAATCTCATAATGCGTTAAATACATTGCAAAATCATCGCTCCATGCCTTTTCTAATTTGACCTTATATTCCACAATATGTCCAGATTTATATATTCGTATTGCATGATATCTGCCGCATATGTCGCTGCTTTCTGTATGCCATATAAATAAATCTACATGCCCATTGTAATAATCTTTTTTAACTTGTTTATACATGTTACAGCATAATTCAGTTGTTGGCAAATCAAATTTGTCAATGTAATTAAATGCCATTGTAAACTCACCACTCGCAAACACAGTTAATACTGATACAATATCAATTGTTTTCATATTATTAGCGGATAGTAAACGCCGTAACGATTCTGCAATATTACAATTCCGTTCATATATCACATCGTCAAGTTTTCCTTCTGCAATAGCATTTTTAACACTAACTATTCTTTCGTAAATCTCATTACTTACCATAATAAAATCCTCCTTTTAACAATTTTTAACAGTTCTTTGACTTATTAAACCTTTTTTAAATGTCAAATAATGTAAAGAATTATAGATCATGTGTCCGCATGTATTCCTCAATGGCGAAGCAAGCAAATCCTGCTAGGGTGCGGCCTGACTTACGAGCAGCTTCTGAAAAGGCTGCCTTTTGTGATTCTGTGCACGACACGCTGAACTGAATCTTACGCTCAGCTGCAGGGACTTCCCTGCGTCCTACATACCCACCATTTGGACCAATCTTCGGAGTTGGATTATATCCAGGCGTATATACTCTGTTCGGATCAACCGGAGCGGAGACAAAAACTGATTTTTTTCCCACCGGCTGGATGCTTGGAATTTCAGTTTCGCCAGTATCTGCAAAATCAATGCCGGCTGTCACATCAAAAGAAGTAGTAGTGGCGTTATCTTTCTTTCTCATCTCTAATCACTCCTTAATTAGTTCCTCTGCGAACTGCACATAGTCAATGGCAGCGTTACACTTCGGTTCAAAATTCATGAGGGTTGTTCTAGTTGCCTGTGCCTTTTGTACGGCAATGCTTTCACGAATAGTTGTGCAGAAAACCTTTGTGTTGAGCTGCTTGGCAATCTCTTCCAAAGAAGCTTTAACTTCCTGGGCGAGGAGCTGGCGACTCTTATATTTCACCAACAAGAGTCCTGCAACCTCTAGGTTAGGATTATTTCTTTTCTTTACGCCCGTGATGGTTCTATTCAGTTCTGACAGACCTTGAATGGCATAACGGTCTGCAGTGACAGGAATGATGACCTTGTCGGAAGCAATTAAGCAGTTTTTTAGCAGCTTATTATCTGCCGGAGCTGTATCAATAATAACATAGTCATAACCAGTTAATTCAGAAAGAGCATCCTTCAATCTAAAATATTCGTTCCCATCGCTTGGGAATCTTTGATCTGCTGTTTTCAGTTCTGGATCGGACGCAACTATGTCGCCTATTTCTGTTCTTTGAATAGCTTCCGCAATTGGAAGCGGATCTTCAATATCTAAAATAACATCGTAGAGAGTTGCTGTATCTTTGGACACTGCTCTATAAGTGTCCGTACTGTTGCCCTGCGGATCAGCGTCAACAAGCAAGACCTTCTTACCTTGTGACATTAAAATTGAAGCAAGTGTAGTGGCTGTTGTGGTCTTTGCAATGCCACCTTTTTGGTTTGCAATACATATTACTTTCATAGTGAAACCTCCTTTGTGATTACATTATTTTACAATTCTTAACCTAATTTGACATTTCTTTACAGTAAAATAATGTTTTTTCCTTTCTCAGTTATAGGATACATTGTTAGAACTAAAAAGTCAATAGTTAGAACTAAAAAGTTATAAAAAATATCTTTAAGGTTATACATGTGACGTTTCTTTACAGTAAAATAATGTTAAAAAATGTTGTAATAGTCCCCTAGCATCATAAATACCAGGGGACTATTTATAGTTGGTTGATTTTTGATTTTATATCGGCAATCCTGCGATCAACCGTCCTAGTCGACACAGATAACCGGGTTGCTATTTCGCTGATAGATTTGCCTTTAGATAACATATCAAATGTTATCTCTTCATCGTCCGTGAAATTACTTCTAAGTTTGTAATCATCAAGCTTAGACTGGGTAAGTTTGTGTAATTTCACGGATCACATCATGATTCCTTAATTGTTAATTCCTTAGAATCAGTTCTTTTGAGAATAATAAGCTGCCTATCCATATCCGGTATCTTCCAATTATCAACAGATTCAGAGTCATCTACGATGATAGGAAGGGTAGTAGCGTATTTCTTCTGAAAAGCCTTGCAAACATCTGTCTCGATTAAGATTTTTGCACCGTGATTAAGGTTTCTAGCGTATGGTTCACCGTTTACACAGAAATCACACGTTTCTTCTAGGTCGCCATTCACAAGCTGTCTGAAAAATTTCACTTGACAGTACTCTAAATACTCGTTTACCTTGCTTTCTAAAAGCTCGTGCTTGCGAATGTTGAAGCGTTTGAGCAAGTCGAGTTGTGCCTGCGTATCTGCAATTAGCTGCTCATTCTTTCGGCGCTCGATGTTAAGCTCTGCAACTCTTGCGTCAATCTTGGCATTTATTTCAGTTTTTGCAAGCTCTGCTTTTAGACTAGATAACTGATGCTGAAGGTTATTTTCTTCTGCCTTGAGCTGTGCAAACGTTGCATTTGCAGTATTTGCTTCTAACTGGCTTTCAAGCTTTGCGATTTCTGCAGATCTGGCTTTTGCTGCCTCGTCTGGTTCTGCTGGAGGTACAGTGGATATAGCTTTTTTCTGTGCAACTAAATCATCGACAACTTTTGACTTTTTATTGGATTCTTCACGAAGGGCAGAAAGCTCTGCATCTGCAGCATTGAACTTTTCGCGCAAAGCATCAATGATTTCTTTGCATTTCATTCCATTGTCTGTGATTTCCTGTAGTTTTTCTTCCTTTGATTCTTCAAAATGCTTTCGCATTTCATCCTGCTGATCAGATGGATACTCACGCTTACAATACGGGCAAATCAGCGAATTTTCATCAAACTGCATATCTTTATTGCTTTTCCAGTCACTTGAAAGTTTCAAACGCTTAGTTTCAAGATCCCGAATCTCGGAGTCAATCTGGTGCAATTCATGCTCTTTGGCATTTAAACTACTGTTGGATAGGAAAAGTTCTTCCTTTGCTGCCATAATCTGAGCGTCTAAATCAGTAATTCTTTTCCTGTTTTCGGCATTAGCGTCATCAGCGGCCTTTAATTGCTCCTGCTTCAACTTATAAATTTGTGTCTGAATTGTACGCTGCTCATCAAATGCCTTCTGCACATCAGCTTGTTTACTCTGGTTATCTTTCAGCCTGCTTTCAATATCTGCAATCTGACTGTTTATCAAGGCTTCATCAATGACAATTTTCTGTTTTTCCACCTCATCAATGCGGCTTGGAAACTCTTTGCGAATATCAAGTAAGCCTTTAGTGCCATTCCTTCCGCGTCTGCCATTCAACATAGTATTAAATTTTGATTTTAACTCATCAACACTGCCATCATCTAGCAATGGGAGAAGAGGGAAGAACTCCGGAAAATGTTCACAAACCTCTGCATTGGAACACGTTCCAAAGGTGGATTCCAGAATTGATCTGCAGTCAGCAGCACTCTTTGACAAGAGCGTTTTAGCGTTGATCAGGTTCGAGAGCTCACTCACAGGAACCAATTTTTCTGCAATAAAATCTTCATAGTCACACTTCTTTTTAGGAATATTATTGATATAATAGTCAATAACATTACCTATGAAGTCACCTTTTTTATTGTAACTCTGACGAGAAACCTTCTTAAACGTCTTGCTGGAACCGTTAAGCTCTACGGTCATCTCGACTGTAACCTCAATATCGTTAATCTCGTTACCTGATTTATCGTGTGGCCTGATTCCAGTGATTTCTTCACCGTTCTCACCCCTACAATTCAGTACCCAAAAAATAGCCCTCTTAACTGTGCTTTTTCCAGATTCATTACATCCAGATACCTCTGTCTTATTGTATAAATCTGTGTCTACAGCTTTTCCATTGTAAAAGCTGCAAAAATTATCTAACTTCAAATGCTTAATTCTCATCGTTTTCCCTCTTTCTTTCGTCATCGGTTTCATTTGCGCTTGATGCAGTACACAAAGCAACTGCAAGCACACCAGTAATTCCGCCAAATAATAGTCCTGCTATTAAACCAATTAAAAAATCCATACTATTCATCCTTTCCGCTTACAGAATCTATCTCAAATGAGAATCCGGTTCTATCTTCAAGCTCTTTCATAAAACGTTCAATGTCTCCGTCGTATTCCTTTGAGAATTTGTCAACGTAGTCCATTGTCTTCTGGATTCGTTTTGCAATTGCCTCAGCCTTCCAATTAGGACAAGTATCTGCCAGGGCAAGTCCAAATGATGTTAATATGATGCTGTATATGTTGTCCACAGCGTCTTTATTTGCTTTTTGGTAGTATTTGTCATAAAGCTTGCGATCAACGTCTCGTGCAATATTTTCTTTTAACAAAGCAATTCTTATGCTTTCTTCTGCACCTGTGATTCGCTGTTCTACGACTTTGTTTCCTTTTTTTGCTTCTCTTTCAGCCCGTCTCCTTTGTGCTCGTGTCATAAACCCTCCTTCTAGGCAGTAGACTATTTTAATGTATTAAAGCTTATTATATTTAAAATAGTCTATAAAACTGCGCTTTGCTTATATATTTAGTTCTGGCAAATACTCTGGTTGCTCTGATGCGATTGAAACCTTTCCCTGCAACTTCTGACATTCTTTTTGCTTCGCAATCTCTGCGGAGTATGATCTTAAAAAATTACTGTGAATAACTGTCTCAAACTGAGTTGCTTGTCCCTTCGCCCATTCTTCCAGATTCCTTGCGTTTCCAACTGTTGATTGGATAATTGGTGGAAGTTTGGCAAACTCGTCATCAGCATGATATGTGCTGTTTCTGACAGCTATCCGAACCAAAGACCATGCTTCCAACGGCGTAGGCGTGTCTGCTTGACTCAAAGCGACTAACTTTTCGTTAATTTGACCGATTGACGGCGGAAAGCCTGTATTTTCCGAAAGTATGTATGCTTTGAGTGCTGCACTAACCTGCTCGTAAGTATAGCCAGATAGCATATTTGCCCATGTAGTGGCAGTAAGCTCTATATCTGCAATTTTGTAGTTTGGATATGATACAGTCATTACCGCCATTAACTTCTTAGCCTCGTTTTTAGTCATCCGTAATACTTCCCAGAATTGCATCGAGTTGTGAACGCTGTGGATTTTGCAACTTTCTTTCAGATGTTCTCTCTTCCCTTAACGGGAAAATGCCTATCCAACAGTTATCAGTGGACTGATTAAGTAACTGAATCTTTAAATCCTTGTCTCCATGAGATAGGGATTCAAGCTTGATCATCGCTCTTTCAAGAGCTTTTGAAGTCAGTGGTTTCTTTATCTTTGTTCTCATTGAGGCGTAGTCACTTAATGCCTCATCAAGTTCTGGATCATCTGAATACTTTCCAGATGCCTTTGCAGTAACGGTAAGTGCCTTTGTGTCATCGTATAATTCCTGCATGGTTCTTGCCACTTCTTCATAGCCTAGTCCGTGCAATGCTTTAATCGTATTTATTACGTTTTCTTCATACGGCTTGCTTTTGACTTTTGCTATCAATTCTTTCTTTGTCATTCTCATCATTCCTTTCTGATTCGTTAAATGCCAGATAACACATGATTCCGCAATCCTGCATTATTTCATCGCTCATTCTTCCTCTATTTGGGTCTAATTCGTCAAGGAATACGCCATTGATACAACTGTGTCCAATGTCTCGTTCAAGTTTCGCACGCGCTGCAAACACCTCTGGGAAATCTTTTCTAATCTTGTTCCAATAGCCCATGCCGCCTTTTACACAGCCAATACAGTTGTTATTATTGTAGCCCATATCGTACATTACAGGGCGCTTTATGCCCAAGCGATCAGCAAAAGCGTGGCAATCTTGCTTCGACAATCCTCCTTCGATTAGTGGAAAACTATGATCAAATTCTGGAAAATTTGCCACTATGCTCTCTGCTCTATGTGTTTCACTTGCATCCATGCCCCACACATAAGTCAAATGATATTGCAAATGTTCGTTTTCCCACTTCTTTCTAACCGCTTTCTTCAACATTCCTGTACATGCCGCTCCATGAGGAGAACTGATGAATCTGTATTTTCTGACCACATCTTCCACGCAGTTAAACTCGGAAGATTTTAAAATTGTTACTTTCTTTCCAATGATTTTTTCTACATCGTGTATAAATCTCAGACTGTCTGGGTGCTGATCAGCGATATCTATATATATCCATTCGTCAACATCCTTTTCTAAATATCCAGCAACAAAGCTAGAGATTCCTGCTGATAACCAGCGCACTTTGTATTTTTGCATAACACCACGCTACAAATGCATGTATCGTGGATCATAATTCGTTTGCTATCAATTGCGTGTGCAGCGTTTCCACTGCACACCTTTTCAGCCACGGTGTTTAAATTTTCTGATACGCCACCACGGATCACTGCGCATCAACCCGGTTTACCGGGCATTCGTTATTCCTTTCTTCTTATATCTGTAATCAGTACATCATCTGTGTATATTAAGATACCATCTGTGTCTATTGGGACGCCATTTACGTCTGTCGGCTCAACAAATACTGCGCCATCTGCAACAACAATTTTATTTTTGCAACAGGGGGCACATTACGCATTTATTGTAGTAACTTTTGTGCTCACAGGAGACTAGTTTGTTAAAAAACACATCAGCTTCTCCGTAACTTAGATTTGCATTGCATTCAGGGCAAGTTATTACGTTTTCTGTTTCAATAATCCTGACCATCTGTCTCCTTTCTCAAGCGCTTTTTCTGGCGGTAAACCTTTGATTCTATTATTCTTTCAACAAAATCTCTGCCACCAAAAATCATAATGATTTGAGTCAACATTATAATAACATCAGCGGTTTCCTCAAGAATATCTGCTCTGACTTTTGCCAGGTCTGTGTCAGGCGTTGGATTTACATTTCCACCCTCCAGCTGAATTGTCTTGCGGCGATGTTTAAGCAGCGCTTTTATCAGCTCGCTCATTTCTTCGATCGCCTGGTCGATTTGTTTATCCGCTCCGTAAGTATCAATACATTCCTGTAGTACTTCTGGATATGCAGTTGTTGGCAATCCTGTTGTTTCGCATATTTTTAAGCGTTCTCGGCTTTCTGCCATTCCAACAAGTGCCATATAAAAAGTGGCGATAAAACTATCAATATCTTCCTCTGGCTTAAATTGCAAATCGTCATACATTTTGCCACTAAATGCTTCATCATTCATCGTTGATGCCTCAGAATCGCCGTATGCTTTGTTAAGATTCCGTGCAAGCTCCATAAGTGGAATTTCGCGTTCAAAATCCCTGTACCATACATCACCATCTTTTATAAATACGCAATTGTGCATCAATGCTATGAAGTTTGACGGATTATCAAAAATTGTTTTAACCATATTTTTACACCTCTCTAGCCTTAATTAGCTTTCCTGCCAAGTCGTAATCGTATCCAGAATTTTCTTCTTTTTTATTCATGTAGTCGCAGAACTCCTGACATTCTTCTTCTGTTGTGAAGAATGTATGCCACAAGCTTTCTTCTAATTCTTTGAAATCTTTGTTGTGATCCACTATTGCATATGCACTACGACCAACTGTGTAGAAATACCCATCTGCAACTTCTTTGTACCAGCCCGTAATCTCTCCACTAGTATCACTAAGCATATATAGCAGGTTTTCTTTCGGCTGATATGTTTTCTTGCGTTCTCCGCATTTGCAATCATCGTATACCACGTTTCCGGATGGTAATGTCACTTTGATTTTTCTGTCCTTATCGCATTTGTTACATTTCTTTTTGTACTGGTAGTCCCATTTTACCGACCACGTAACAACCTTAAATTGTTCCATTAACGTTTTCAGCCTAGCTCGTGTAGCTTTGGTTCCGGCCTTTTTTATTGCGCTTTTGTACTCTGCTTTCTTTCTCTCATAATCTTCCTTTATGGATTCAAAATTTTCCTTGATGCCCTGCAATTTTTTGTTTTCCTCACGCAGTTTTTCAAGTTCGTCCTTAACTTCCTTTTTTACAGATTCTCGAAGCTCGTTTTTAAGTTCTTCGATTTTCACGTCAAACTCGCTCGGCCCGAAATAATCTTCATCATCCATGTAATACATATTATTTGGCCTCCTTCCAGTCAATCTTCTGCCCACAATCTGAGCAATATGGTGATTTCCTTGCAATACTTATGCCGCTCCATACTGTCTTTCCGCAGCACGGGCATTCCCACAACTCGCAGTGGCTTTCTATCCATGCGTGCGGTTGATCACCTCTATTTTCATGGATGATAGACCTGTGAGTTGCTTTAACTGGTGGCTGCGGAAGCTGCTTCTTTAAGCATTCTACTGCTGTTTCGTAAGCAGTTTTTTCCCTTCCAACTCTCAAACTTGTCTGCATATCGCAGTTACAAACTCGATGCTTCATGCATTCCAATTCATGATTAAAATAATCAATAGACTCCTTGATGTGCTCATTGTACTTATTCATCTTTTAAATATTTTCTCCTTTCTTCTTGATCCGGAATATCGGCAAAACGATATGTAGAAAAAGTATTATCTTCTAAAGCTGTCCAACTGGTCTTACCAAAGCTAAACACAACTATAAGGCCATTAAGGGTTTTAGCAAAGTGGACTGCGAACCAAGGCCCAGTTTCAGAATCACTCACTAAAACTTTTGTATCAATTGGTACGCGGCTCCAATCAATTTCTGGTACTTCTTCTCCACACCAATGTACAAAGGCTTTATCGCAGATTCCTTTTTCAATGTGATAAAGGCAAGACTTGCAATTGTGGCAGCACTCAGTCAACCCTTTATTCGTTAGTGCAGGATGTGCTCCTGTTTTAAATAGGATTTCCATTATTTTATTTTCATTTTTCTCTCTATTTGTCATGCTATCTCCTTATGCGAATTTGAGCTGTCCAGTTTCTTCTTCTCTAACCTTCATGTTTGGCATTCTCTGTCGCAAACACATCTCCGGGAGATTTGCTCTTACCAGCGCTGCAGGAATTGGCGGACACACCGCATTTCCACACCTCTTAACTTGCTCTGACCGAGGATATGATTTGCCAGAGTAATCATGGTCAATGATATAATCATCGGGGAATCCCTGACATCCATATAACTCACGTGGTTCTAACATGCGAAGTCCTATGTCTACGATTTGGTAATCTACACCTTTTATTGTAACAAGTCCAAATCTATCATGTGTTGTTACGGTGTCTAGGGGCTGTTTAATATTCTGACCATCATTACTGCCATAATATTTAATTAGGAAAGCTCTGACTTCCCCAAAATGGCCAGCTGACGTTGTTACAGTATGTAATGGCTCTCGCTCATCCTGCCCGATACCGGTCTTATAGAATTTGCTCAAGAAAGATGTTACAAGTCCGTATCTATTTGAGCTATCTACAGTCATTATTGGTTCACTGATGCCCTGACCACGAATGCTGTCATTTTCATATGAATGATACTGGGTTAGGATTGGAGCTACTAGGAAATTCTTGTCTTTTGCAACGATAGTATGCAAAGGCTTTTCTACACTGTATGCTCTTGGGCTTTTTTGATTTTTAGATTCGCCATATCCGATTTCAACAATGAATGGATCGGCATTATCAACAACAAATTTCTGAATGCCTCGCGCAATCCGCTGCATTGTTTTTGGAGCTAATGGTCTGACTGCACGAACACCATACTTCTTTTTGATCTCTTCCGATGTGTCAAAAATGCTTGGACATGGAATTGAAAAGTCTAATTGTGTGTATGCCCCTACATATGGCTTTAAAATAGCCTTTTTAACCGCTTCACTATCTAATGGAGCATGTGTAGGCTCAGGCCATAATATTGGCTTATTATCGCATCTGGCAATTAAGAAGAATCTTTTACGCATTGTAGGCGCACCGTAATCAGCTGCGACTAGTTCGCGAAACTCTACAGTATATCCTAAATCTGTAAGTTGCTTGATAAAACGTTTGAATGTTTCTCCTGACCTTGATTTTATAGGGTGATGCCGTCTATTAAGCGGTCCCCATGTTTTAAATTCCTCGACATTCTCAAGCATTATCACTCTAGGTCTAACTAGTCCAGCCCACCTGCAAGCCACCCAAGCAAGGCCGCGGATGAATTTATCCTTCGGCTTTCCGCCTTTAGCCTTGCTAAAATGCTTGCAATCTGGTGAAAACCATGCAAGCCCGACTGGGTGTCCGTCACAAGCCTTTACTGGATCTACCTGCCAAACGTCCTCACAATAATGTTTTGTAGTTGGATGGTTAGTTTGATGCATTCTGATAGCTTCTGGATCATGGTTGATTGCAATATCAACACTTACCCCTGTTGCCATCTCTATTCCTGTTGAAGCTCCGCCGCCACCTGCAAAGTTGTCTACCACTAATTCACCGTTTATCATAGTCTCTCCTGCTAACATGTGAGTATCTGTATTTTTCTTTTGGTTTTTACAACTCGTTCCTACAAAAAATCAATAACGTTATAAAAGAATCAAACCCCACAAAAGTATCAGCGAGATAATCCACAATGCTCCAAATGATGCTCTAGTCCTTTTGGGTCCTATGTAGTGCAGAAGCATAGCTAAAAGCATAACCACACATAAAACACTCTTAATTATCTGCATAATATTCAACTCCTCTCATTCTTTACGTTTTACAAAGGATTCGCATTCTGTATTCAACAAGCATACGTAAGCACGATCTATGGTATAGCTCAGTATCTCGTATCCATTCTCACAAGCGCGACAATATTCTCCGCATTTATACTTGCTATTTACAGCTTTTTCTGCTTTAAGCTGATCCAGTTTATCTTCAAGATTTGCATTTGCATTTTTAAGCTCTGCATTCTCCCTGATTAGGCTATCGTATTTGTTTCTACTCATTATTCTGAACATTCGTGCCACCTCACCCCATAATATTTAAAACTATGATTGCTATGCTACACAGCAGTATAACGATAAGTGCTAAAATATTCACGATTTTGGCAGTTTTTCCGTACTTTAACGGAGATTTGTATGCAACTCTAACCATTATGAGTTGGACTGCAAGAAATACAAATTCGATGCATAAGATAATATGCTTAATACTCATTTATTGCTCCCTTCTGATACCTTATTATCATTTTCTTGTGCATCCTCGAAGAATGATTTGATATCAAACCACTTATCATTGATTATATTTCCAATAATTTTTAATCTTCTATCTCCAGTTACTGCGGTTCGTATATATCTTCCCTCTAAATCACTCAACTTTGTAACTCCGACTGTATCCATTATTCTAGCAATGGATTCCATTCCCGGACCATAGCCACTAAATTCTTTCGCCCCCAGATAGCCGTGTCCGAGACTATATCCGCCAAAAACGCATCCCCAACCTGCACCTTCAACAACGACATCAAACGATATGCAACCGTGATTTTCCATTGTCAGCTCCGCACCTTTGATTTGTGCGTTTCGGATATCGTAGCCTTCTTCAATAAGCTTTTTTTCTGTCCAGATCTTCATACATCCTCTCCTTCCAATTTTTGTCCGCACCAAGGGCAGTACGGATATATTTTTGCTGATGCCGTAAATATCTCTGCCCTCTGGCAGTTCGGGCATACCATTTTTTTATTTCCACAATCATCTACTTTTGACAATAGTTTCATTGGAATTTCTTTCTTATCTTCAATTCTGAAGCATTTCAGCTTTCTACTAACAATATTGTGATTAAATTCAACTGCCGATTCTTCGTATTTACATACTCCGTACAAAAACGGGATTCCAGCCCATTTTCCATATTTATCGCACGTTATTATTCCATATGCATTTTCCTTTGGACACCAGACTGGCTGACCGACCATTTGCCGCAGTTCATTTAACGTAAGCGCCTTCATTTACTCACCTCCTACATCACATGAATACTTATTTCAAGGAAGTTAGCTGCCGCAGCAACTAACCCCACAGCACTTCTTATAATTAAATCATGTTTTCATCCTAAGCCATTCAGCTTCTTGATTTTGTCGATACAATAATAATATCCAGCAACATAACCACGGCTGAAATCATCTTTACTTTCATCATGGTTGCAGCCCCCTTCTGGCAGCTTGATTGAATCTACCCAATTCATAGAATAAATCAGGCGTTTGACTTTGTTTCGCGCCTCCAGCATGTCTCTTAACTGTTCATTGATTTTCCTCAACCGTTGGAATTGTGTATCCCACTTTCACTTTTTCTGGATTGAATACACAAGCAGGGGCAACTCCATACGTGCTGTCCGCAATGTCGTAGTCCAGACTACCACCCGTGTACACATGGCGAACGTCGCGACTGCTCCCGGTGTCTGTGATATACCGAGGTGTGCAAGTCCACATCCACTCAGGCAGTAATGGAACATTCTTGCGGTACTTTCTGTATTCGTCACAACTCAGGATGAATACTTTGTCCTTGACTGTGCCGTAACGATCGTCACCGTTGTCAGCTACCAAGTCAACCTCATGAGGAATGAAATTATCCTCACCCAACACGGGAAGCAGTTCACTAAGCAACTTTCTACGCAAACTCGATTCTGCATAGTTGTTGCAACAGTCCTCATCAAAACAATACTCATCTCCATTCCAACTGGATGCCATGATTGCCAGAACTCCACCCTCTACATTATTGTCCAACACAATCCACTCAAATCTTTTAAAGTAAAAATGACTTCCATCTGGAATTGTTCTAATATCATCTTCTCTCATTTGCCATTTCCTTTCCTGGTTTAGAATCAAACACATTCCCCACTACTTCGCACTTATTTGACTAGTTTCCTCGTAGTTCCCGACACTGATAAGCTCCATAAACTTATCTCTCTGGCGCTCTGAAACCTTGTTACCCTGCTTTTCGGGCTTGACAGCAATTGTAAGGTGTTTCTCAGCAATAGATGATAATTCCTTAGCTAACGACTTCTTGCCCTGCTGTATGCCCTCTGAATAGGTTCTAGGCTGCTTTCTGTCTCCTATAGTTCCACTTGAACGGTTTTCACCTTGTCCGCCCAGGCTAACATTCCGAAGCTGATAGCCGTTTTCCGCATAAAATCTGATGTAATACTTTTCCTGTTCATCAAGCTGATCAAGAGGAACATTCATGTGTTCAACCTTCCACCCGTAAGGATTGTCCACTGAATACAGTTTGTGCTTTCTAAGGCTCAGGTCTATGTGCTGTTTATAGCCAGCCATATGACTCGCCAATCTGCTAAGTATGTGCACGGCTTGCCCGATATACGCAAACCGGAAGCCATTCTCATCCTTTCTAGTTAAAATATAGATTCCGCTTTCATCGTTCAGCTGTGGGTTGATTTTCAACAGTCGCTTCTTGTTCTCCTGCTCTATGGCTTTTGCCTTTGCAATGTTCTTGTATTCATTCATCAACAACCTCTATTTTCTTGATATGATTATTTTCCACACTCTCTCCTCTTTTCACACTTTTTACATAGCCAAACCGACCATGTGAATAAAAATAGCTTATGCTGGCTTCCCGATCTGCTTTCCCATTATCAATATGGCTTTGGCAGCATTGCTCTGCTCGCTTTCTGGCGCCCTCTTCTCCAAATGCCTGTACATCCCAACCTTCTCCGCAAATATTGCAATGTATGTATTTTTTTACTTTTACTTGATGTCCTTCACGGAAATGTTTTTCTATTTCTGCTTTATTTGTGGAGTTCAGCATACAAATCGGGCAATAATAGTAGGTCATGCTTTTAGTTCGTTCAAACTTCATTTTTATCTTCGTTTTTTCAGCTCCTTTTCAATTTGCTCTACCCAAAAATAGAACGATTCGCAGCTCAATTTTCCCAAAGCAGAAACTGATTTTTGCAGTCCATCTTTAATTCTTTCAAAGTAACTCCCCAAATCTGTAAATGTAGCTGTTTCTGAATCCATAAATTTTTCCAATGGTTCTTCAAGCGATACCAGTTGCATAGCCTGCTGATACTGCTTTGGATTCATGCCATAAAGTTTCTTAAACTGCTTCTTTCTCTGTCTTTTATTCATTTGGCTGTCCCCACCATACTCTACAAATTTCCCAAGTTTTGCCATCTGTTTTGCATAACAATCTGATCATTTTACTCGAATTAACGAAAGCTGTAACTGCATTCGGAACATTTTCACTTTTCATGAAATAATCCCTCGGATTCATGCCGTGAATCTTTTTGAACTGCTTCTTTCTCTGCCGTTTATTCATCGTTTACACCTTCCTTACTTTTCTGAGTTCACATCATATCCAGAACTTTCTTTATACGCATTGAGTACAGCACTAATAATAGCTGGCTTGATGCTCTTATCGTCTGCAATCAGCATCATATTTCTGATTGTGCTGTCATTGAAGATGACTGTTTCACATACCCATTCCCCATCTCGCTCCTCAATGACAAAACCCATAGTTGTGATTGGTTGATCTTTGTATGATATCGGGGCACGTCTTACTTTTATAAAAAAGGAAGGATATCTTGCGAACAAATTATATTTATAGATTTCCGTTATTTTCACCTCCTGATTGTGATGTGCAGCTGCTCTTCTAACCAACGCGCTTTAAATTCTTCTTCTGCTATTTTAAAGTTGATATGACGCTTTTCACTAAAAATGGTAATAACTTTACCTCCTTCCTCACGTTTAAACTGCCACTTTTGCTGTGGCAAACAGTCTATCCAACACTGATCGTCAAATATATACATGCACCATACTTTAGGTCTGCACCATCCTTCTTTATCCATTGGCTTCTTCCTCGAAGGCTTCTTCCATGGCTGCTGTAAGCCCGTTTGCATCGTGGAGTGCCACTTCTGCTTCGCTAAATTTTCTTTTTTCCAACCTGCTGCTAGCCACCCTGATAAGGAAGTCACGAAGAATTACAGCTGCGTCAGTGCTATAAATATTTACCGAAATGCACTTCTTATCCTTTAATGCGTAGCTTGATACCATTGACATTTTTATACCTCCGTTAATCCACCAAAAACTTTTAATAAATCCTCGCCTTTGATAGTTATATCAATACTAGGATTTTCGCTTAATTTGTTATAAATATCTGGGTCATCCTGCGCCACTTGATCTAGCAATGATGACATTAAAGTAGCCAAAGCTTTCAAATCTGTTTCTGTCGCAGGAATCTTAGCTGTTTTTCCACAAGTATTTTCATATTGAAAAATGGCATTTGACTTGAATGAATCCGTAATCACATTAGATAAGTCATTCTTGTTCACACTTAACCTCCTTCGGTTCAAATTTTGGAAACGGCATCCAGTAAGCAACATGCATTCTGTCTTTAAGCAGCATTGGCACTGTCGTCCACTCACCGTTAATGGTTCTACCTGTTCCAACTACAAAATTATCTTCATCATTAACTAGTACTACTAAAACGGTATTCGAATTTTTTTCCCAAAACGAATTGCACCACTTGTCAGTCCCTTTGAACTTTGCAAATATACTGTCGTGTTCTTCTGGCATTGCTTCTTCAGTGGAAATCCATCTGTCTTTCTTGATTTCATCAGCAAGTGCCGATAAAGTCTGTTCACAGCTAGAAGCAATCTTCAAGGCAAGTTTTTCACACTCATTTTTAGGTGCAAATATATTGCACTCATCTATGTACTTTTGGCAAAGTGCAGCTTCTTCTTTAATTTCTTTCAAATACTTCTTCAATTGCTGCCTCCTTTATTTGATTTTGTTTTTACAAATTCTCGATATTTTCTGGTATAGTCGTAGCTTTCGCTGAATGCACATATAGCTGCTTTAAAAAAGCTTAGGCTCGTATTTCTCAATTGCCAAAAGCTCTTCTTCAAAATTCCTTCCAAAAGGAAACTCAGATCAGCCGGTTCTTTTTAGACCGTACTCTGAATAGCATTTGCTGTGCACAATGCCATAATTTTTCTCATATTCCGCCTTGTCTTTATTTGTGTACCAAAAAGCGGTCTATAGTCATCACAACCAGCCTTTGTATAGCACTAAAGCAAGATATCATTGACATTTTTATACCTCTGCCATAGTTTTTTCTTTAAAATAATCCTCGTTGCTTACGAATTTATCAATCTTTCCATCCTTGAAAAGTACAAATTCTGCCAGAAAGCGATCGCTGTTTTGAATCATTGAGCATTCAATGTATTCCCCGGTCTCCTCATCGTATTTTTCAAACCAGTTCTCCACTCCATCATCACAGGTAGTATTTTTAAAAACAAAATACGGATACTCTTTTTCGTCAATAGACCTAATGTTACTCGCAATTTCCGAAAAACGTTTAATGATATTCTCTGGTTTTGAAGCTTCCAGATATTGGATATTCTGTTCCATAAACTTAATAATTGAATCCGCTATTAAGTCTTTGTCATTGGTAGAAAAAATGTTCTGATTAGAAAGTTCCCAACATACTCTATCTGGTGTATTATCACAATTATTAACCTTTTCATTTGTTTTTGACCATACTTTGGGGCCATAATGTGGTTCAATAATCATTAACTTGTATCCATACGGAGTCTCGATGTAGTCTGGAATATATTTATTCGGCAGCATTTCCGATATATTGGGAGAGAAAAGCCATGAATTAGGATATTCAAAAAGCACCGTTCCCGTATAATCACTCCTTATTCCATACATTTTACTTCTGCTCATATCTTTCCCCTACTTAACCAACCCTAATGCTTGTTTTGCAAGCTTGTCAGCATAGTCATTATACTTGTCGCCAGAATGCGCTTTGATCTTCTCAAAGGTGATTTGAACTTTTTGCACAGCCTCTCTTACAAATTTTACATATGACTTTGTTGCTTCTTTGTTTGCACTCCATTTTCCAAGTGGCCAGTTTGCTATTCCATCATAATCATAACGTATAACAAGTCCCTTCTTATTGTTTTTGATGGCATACTCTATCGCAGCTCTAGCTCCCATGATCTCACCTGCTACGTTTCTCATACCTGCAAGGCTTGGATCAGAAAAGCTTTTGCTAAAGTTTTTTTCTTCGCCATTTTCCAATATTATCATTCCATAGGAGAAACGCTTGGTGGACTGATCGTAGCTTCCATCGACATAGGCAACCAAATCAGTAATCTCAATGGGCATTCGGTCATAAACTGATGTAATTTGTTCGTTAATCGCTTTCAAATATTTCTCCTCCTTCCGCTTGATTTTCTTCCCTATTCCTCTTCTGAGCTTGATTCTGTCCCCCGGTGAATGCTTTTCTCAATTTCTTCATCGGTTCGCACAACAACAAGTGAAATTTCTTTTGAAATGTTCTCTATAAGTTTCTCGAATGCTGCCTTGGCATTTTCTGCGTTCTTATATTTGCCAATTGGGTAATCAGTCGACTCGTTTGAGCCTTTAACGTGTTTTAATAATATTTCTGTTCTTGAAAGTCCGTTAATGTAAATGTCAATTACATTGTCCCAGTTGTAAAAGGCGTTTCTATCCTGTCTTACAATAATCATCTCAAACCTCTCCCTTCTTTTTTAGTTAAACGGTAGTCCTTCATCTTCCACATTATCTGGAATATTCATAAAACCTTCATATCCACCTGCAGGTGCTGGTTCTGGAGCTGGCTGCGTATTCTTCTTGCTTTCCACGAACTCCTGCTCATCCACAACTACATCCGTTGTATACACCTTCTGTCCATCCTTATTTGTGTAGCTACCTGTCTGGATGCGTCCAGTAACAGCAATCTTTGTTCCTTTGTGCAGAAATTTCTCAGCAAACTCTGCACTCTTTTTAAAGCTAATGCAGTTGATGAAGTCTGCATTCTGGCCATTATCCTGCTTACGGTTTCTGTCTACAGCCAGTGTATATCTGGCTACCGCCATTGTCTCCTGACCCTGTGTATAACGCACTTCTGGGTCTTTGGTTAATCTTCCGATTAAAATTACTTTGTTCATACTAAGCCTCTTTTCTTTAAAGTTTTATTCTTTTCTTTCTTCTGCCTAGTTCCCTCTGCCTTGTAAGAGTATACATAAGTTCTTCCTCTGGTCTTATTTCCTGCTTAATCTTCAATTTGAACATTGCTCGCATGGCTTTGAGAAAATCTTTTCTTTCTTTTTCTGTCATGTTATGTTCAAAAGCAAGCGTAGGCACAATTAACTTTTCATCCAGTAAGACTTGCCGATTTTTCTTCACTTTGAAATCCTTCTTTCTTTTAATACTGGAACACTCCTGCGTCCATCCTTTCATTGTATCTTTTCTCTGCATAGTATCTGAATGTGTAATATTCAAGACCACATTTCTTTGCGGCTTCGCTGCATCCAATGTCTCCTTGTTCCCATTCCAGATACACGTCTGTAAAGTTTGGCGGAAGAATCACTCCTCTCTGGATTCCCTTCCTCTGCTCTCCAATCTCTTTCAGACGGATATTTGCATACTTGCGGAATGTTGTATGTGATATCCCACATTGTCTAGCTGCTTTTTCATCTGAGAGTAAACCAAGTTTCCATTGTTCAAAACAATCATCAAACATTGGTGGCAAAGGCTTTGGAGGCACTTTATTACCAGTCTTGATGGTATGCCTATCACCTCTCTTCGCAAGTTCTTCTCTTGCATATCTTTCAAAAGTCGTGACACAAACACCTATCTTCTTTGCACCTTCTGGTCCGGTTAACTTTCCGTCCCTCCAGGCAATGTAAAGCTCCTCTGGAAGTGTAGTTTTTTTCGCGACAAAGTTTGATCTATGACCTGTTTGTTTTTTAGGTGCCTTTGCCTTAGCTGTATCTTGCCAGTGTAGCCAATTCTTATACATTGGGCGCTGGCTAAATTTTGAGCAGTGATATCCTAACTGGATATTGTGCGCACGGTTATCAGCTTCTTCCGCAGCTTCTTCTTTGCTTAGAAATACTGCCCTTCCAAGCGCTAATCTCTCCCAATGATGTATATTATTCGTATTGCTTCCGATGTCACGTTTTTCAGTTATCGCATCAAAATGTGTGTCTGTCACGGCTATAACAACCGATTCAACAACTTCAAGTCCGTAGTTGTCGAACCCTTCGAATCCTTTCTGCTTTAGCTCGTAGTTGCTTAATCGGTATTCCTCTACGTGATAGACAGGAGTTCCGATCTTAATCTCATCCATTCAAATCCTCCTTTATCAGTTTTAGATCATATCCATTCTCTACAAACTCTTTGGTGAGCTTGTGCCTGATGCCATTGCCTAAGTACTGGTATATATCAAGCATGTCATCGTCAGAAAAATTCGTCTGCAGATACTGGTTTATGCTCTTTCGAGTTCTATTCCAAAATCTTACGTTCCTTACGTGTTGCTGATAAACCATTGTTTTGCAAGCGTCCCTTGACACATATTCAAGCAACTTGCATTTAAGATCTTCCTCACTCTCAATGTCAGCTATGGAAAAACCAGAACGTTGCTTGTTTAAAAGCAAGTATCCCTTGCTGTTGATACTGCTGCCAGGAAAGCATTCCATAAGCTTTAAAATTTCATTCAGGATCATAATTGCTCCAATCTATCTTCTGTCCGCAGTATGGACAGTGTACGCAAACTCCTGCTTCTGATTCATACCGTGTGCCACATGTCGGGCAATACCATTCGTATACATTTTCACTTGATGCACAGATGACTGGTTCTTCTGCAATTGTTTTATGCATGTCTCTGTTTTCGAGAATATTGTTGACTATTTCACATGCCGTTTGTAGGGGTACTACACGACAATAGGTATGTGGATATGCTGCCGCAACCATCAATTCACTATTGCTAACCAAAAGGTTTTTGATTTCATCACTTTTTGCAATAGACATTTATCATTCCTCCCAGTCAATTCGCTGTCCACAATTTGAACAATAGGAATCAGCGCATTCATTGATGATGCTTCCACAAACAGGACAGTCACATCCCTCACCTAATCGGATAACTGGCTTTTGTGGAATCTGCTTTTTAAGAGCACGATGTCCCTTCATGAATGCAAATGCGGTTCTCATTGACTTTTCAACAGCCTTGTAATTCTTTTCCTTTAAGGCTTGTTCAATTGCTTTAGTGCAAGCATCAAGGCTCTTTTTTAATATCTTTGCTGCTTCTTTATTGCTCATTTGCTTTCCTTTCTTACAGGAACGGACATGTTTCGTAATTAAACAATTGCCAGGCCTTACCTGCTTCTGCAACGTCCACATTTGCCATTCCTGCGACTTTTTTTATTCTTGTGACCATTTCTTCCGGCGCTGCATTATTTGCGCTTAAATGGCAAATAATGACGTTCTGGAGTGCGGCTGTTGTGTTAGCTTCTATGAAGCCTGCACACGTTTCTAACTCCATATGACCCTTAATGACATGCAATCGTTTACCAGTGACATCCTCTGAAATGTACTTCTTTTGGTAATTGCAAGACACCAACATATGGCTAATATCCTTAAATCGCCACCTTACGAACTCCGTATCGGTAATATAGAGCATTCTTTCCATTTCTGGATGCTTGATAATGAATCCGTAACACGGACACTCTGTACCGTCTGCATCGGTATGCTTGAAGTGTCCATGCACATCAGTCATTGGAACCGATACGATTCCAAATTCGCCATATCCACCGATATAGGAGTTATCTTCGTAAGGTTTATAGACTGGGATTCCCATTTCTTCCAGATCACTGACTGCTTCTGAATGGTCTCTGTGTTTATGTGTGGCAACGCATCCGACAATATCAGATACCTTCCAATCGCAGCCCTTTTTGATCTTCATGATCGGGATTCCTGCATCAAGAAGAAGCATCTTACCTTTGCTATCCTTTAAAACATAGCAATTACCAGAACTGCCGCTGGCTAAACATGTTAAAATCATCTGAAAAACTCCTCTCTTACGTTCATCCCTCCACACTCTCAATGTGGTAACGACCGTAACCGCTAGTTCTTCCGCTTCCAATTCCGTTTCCAAAACCTGCAAGACGGATGATGTTTAAGATCTGTTCCAGAGAATACGCATTCTCTGTATACTGGATGGTAAATGTTGCACTCCATCCACTAAAGCGGTTCAGTCGTACAAGTACTGGAGCACCCTTCTTCGGCGACATAAGCTTTTCATCAATAAAATGTTCCGCAAACTTGATCGGAACCAGATTGCCCTTCGCGATGACATTTACAGCAGCGTTGAATTTTGTTGCGTAAGTGTCAATCTTGTTCTGCACAACAGCCTGTCCAAATGACTTTTTCAATCCAAATGCCGTAATGCACGGTGCATTGTTGGTCAGTGCTTCTCTCAAACCTTCCTCTGTGAAGTCTGTAGGCTTTCCACTATACCAGTGCATGGCGGTGATCACTTCTTCCCATACATTTGTAGCCGCTGTGTCCTTAGCCTTGTTCTTTCTCTCATCGGTAAGCTTTCTGGCACTACAATCATTCATCTTGTTAAGTACCAAATCCCCATCACCTGCAATAGTAATTCTTGCCTGTTTGATGCTTAACGGCTTTAATTCGATAACCTGTGTTTCTTCCTTCTTCGCCATAATTTATGTTCTCCTTTTTTTGTTTTGGTCTAAGCTTCCGCTTGAGATGCGGTACAAGCGTTATGATGTTATGTTGTGTAGTGTACTGTCTTGTAATGTGTTGTTCTGTGTTGTTCTGTGTTGTTGTTTGATGTTGTGCGGCTTATGCCGCATCTCAAGTGAAAACTTTAAGTGTTCTGGTAACACTTGCAGACAACATGAAATGTGATGTTGTGTGTTGTATTGTATTGTTCTATGCTGTACTGTTCTATCCTGCGATAGGCAACTCATGCTGCCTGCAAATGCTACCAGTTTGTTTTGTTGGCATCCACTCGGTACGCGACATAAGAAATTTGCGGCGCTTTGTTGTGTTGTGTTATACGCTGTACTGTTATGTTAGGTGCTGTGATCTGCTATTATGTGCTATTCTATGCTTTGTGACTTATGCCACATACAGAATGGATACCTTTTGTTTTTGTGTTATGTTCTGCCTTTTTCTATATCTTCCCAATCAGCCCGTATAGCCGTTGAGTCAACGTAAAATTTGTTTTGCCTTGCTGGCTGAAAATCATAACTTTTCAGTTACGATCTCAACCTTCATTACACGCTCCCAGCCAGCGTGCTCAAATTTTATTTCTGGTTCCTCGGTACCAGTTGCCGGATTAGTTACTGTGCGTCCAGTTGCTACTCTGTTGGCAATGGCACGAATTACTGGCTTCTGATTTACTCTCGGATTGGTCAGATCCGCAAGAAATGCTGGTGGAAGGACTACGGCGAGAACGTCACAATCACTGCCTAATTCTACTACCTGTTTTGCAGATGTAACGCTGTCCGCAAACTGCTTTACCTCAACCTCACCATAAATGCGGCGAAGGTCTGCCTCCTGTGCCTGTGTCATTGTGTGTCTGCTTACCCATAAAATTCTCATATTAAACCTCTTTCTACCCCGTTGTGGCGATAGGACACCAATTTACTTACTACCTCGTGTTAGCCCATAAAATTTGTTTAACTCGAATGCTCTGTGAGTGGCGCAATGTTTTGTGCTGTTGTGTCGTGTTATGTTCTGTCCTGCGCTGTTATGTTTTTGACATATGAGCCATTTCTTTTCTCAGATGGTGCATACCGTTACACCATCCATAGAACACTCGAATTAAGCATTGAAACTGTTTAAACGGCTATCTTGTCAATTTCTTCAAAGACACTCTCTAACTCAGAAAGCGACTTATACCGATTTTGAAAGCTTCTCAGCTCTGCGTAAGCCCTCTGTAGCAACTTCCGATACTCGTCAGGTTGTGTTGCAAAATGCGTTGTCGGCATATACACATTTCTCTGACTTGTGATCTGGAAGTGCCTGATAGGCGGTTTGTTGTCCTGCTTTGGGACAACTACAAAGAACTGGATAAGCTGTCTTGCCTGCTGCAAGCGATATTTCTCTGCCGCTATGCTATCGTTCCATTCAAAGCACTTATGAAGCTCTGACTGTTCGTCTCTTGCTTTCTCAAGCACTTGTTCTGGCGTTATCTCTGTATCTCTTCCGATTTCATCCAGGCACTTTGCGGCATTGGCTTTGAAAATCCCTTCTATTCTCCATTTAATTTCGTCCATAGGCTATCTCCCTACTGCATAAACGCCGGAAGTTCCTGCTGACCGTCTGCATCAGCTTTTAACTCTCGATTTCCAGTTACAGGCTCAACAAATGTTTCTGAATTTGCTTCATTTTTAATTTCATATGCAACATTTTCCTGCTCAATTTCAATTGGAGAAATGTCCTCAAACTGATCAAGTCTGTCGGATATCTCAGAAATATTACCATCTGTACTCGTATTTGCGATCATTTTGCACAAACGGTTGATTACAGTTTTCTTTGACATCTGATCTTTAAATTTTGTGTGTGTACTGGCAGCATCCTCTTTTAATCCGCCCATTCGCTGATTCCATGCTTTCTTCAACTGGTTAATATTCATGATCTCTACTATCTGGCTTCCATCTATCATTGTTCCGACAGCATAAGCACCTTTTATCTTGTCATTATCAATGTTCATGAAGTCCTGTGTGTGTTCATCAATAACTTTCTCACCATTAACAATGTGATACTTAAATGTATCGCCCTCATAGATGATCTCTGCACTGATCTTCTTTAAACCATTACGTCTTGCCAATGTGATATTTCCAAAGTAAGATTTCTGGAATTGGCACTTTCCTCCGTAAGCAATAAAATATCCTTGTTTTTTATTAACATTGAGCGCCAATGTGGCCATCTCCATAAGTGAATTTACAATACTAGCCTGTGAGCAGCTTTCAAGAACCGGACGTTTATCTTTATCAACAGTCTCTTTTAATATCAGATACGCTCCAGTTAATGCATTTGCTACGTTGTAGTCTTTTGGAAATGCCAAGCCAAAGTTCTCTTTCTCTTTTAATTGGCGTACAAGCCCATCAATAAGGCCATTATTTACAATTAAACTGGCCTGCTGATTTCCTGTACTTAACGCTTCTGCTTTAGCCGCTGCCATTATTCCTCGCCCTCCTTAATCTCAATGTGCATCTTGTCAAAAAACTTGCTCAAATCATCAAATGATTTGAATGTGTTATTGCAAAATATAAGGTATGCAGAAATGTCGTTCATTAAATTGCCTGTAATATATTCTATTTTGCCTTGCGTCACTTTAAACTTTAACCCTGTTGGGAAAAGCACGTTATCACCTTTTGCAACCTCAACAGCTCCACTGTAGTATATCGGCTGCTCTTCCTTTTTCTCTTCTGGTTCCTTTCCCTGCTCGTGCACAGTTTCCAGATCTTCATCTTGTTTTCTTTTTTCCAATTTTTTCAGTAGCTCATCTGACGCTTTACTTAATGCTGACAAAAAACTGATATCGTCAACACTATTTTTATAAACTCCCACGCCCATCTCACCTGTCTTTTCGTCCTCGACAAGAACGGCATTAAAAGCTAATCCGGCCTTAATTGTAAATCTAGTGCTCATATTATCCTCCTTATTTTGTTTTTGCCTTATTGTTGCAGCACTCTGCTTCGCTAATCTCTGGTGCTCTTTTGATCACCTTAATATTGCTTCTTCCATAAGCTTCTACCCATGAAAGGTCTACTGGTTCGTCTACTACTGTGACTTTTGTGCCGTTTGGAGTTACCGCTTCGTCTCCAGGCTTTAAATCTTCCTCTGCTGCAAAGCAATAGCTTCTTTTACTGCCCTCGTATCGGGCTTTTACATAATTACTCATTAGCTTTCTCCTTTTAATAATTTTTACTGTTTAATTTCTTTTGCAAAGATTGATGGAGAAAAGATACAAACTGGACGAACGCCGCACCTGCCGTAGCAACCGTAGTTGTCGACGTAGCCGGACGAAAGAACAACGGCAGTCCACATATAATATTCGTTGCACGGCGTACTCCATGGAGTAAGTAACCACCAGCAATACCCTTCGTTTGGGATCAGGCTTCTGTATTTTCTGTACTCGTCAAGAGTAAGCAGCGAAACCTTGTCTTTACATGCTCTGTATTGATTCTGCCCATCAACAGACAGTAAATCCCTCTCAAATTTAATAACATTCTCCTCTCCAATTTCATTTTCTATTTTTTCAAGGAGATCACTATTCAGATGCTGACGTAGTTCACTGATTCTCCAGTCATTTATGTCTGGATCAAATCTCATCAACTCTGATTTTTCTGCAAGGCACATGCAACCCGAATCAAGAACATCAAGGATTTTCCATTTTAGTCCTGCAAGTTCGAACTGATTACCTGCTTTAGGTTCAACATCAATTTTTCTTTTTGAATTACCTTCTAAGATGCTTACTCTTTTCTTTAGATCATTGAACTGTTGTTGCAGTTCTTCTAATGTCAATTCAGCCATTTACTCTCCCTTCGATACAAAGATGTCAGATTTCAAGATAAAAGCCGGGCGAACATTATTGCCTTCACAGCAGTAGCTACTGTTGACATAGCCAGATGGACGAACAACTGCTATAGAATTATTGTAGTCACAATGCGGACCGCTCCATGCCGTACAAGTCCACCACTGTCTACTCAACTTTTTGTTAACAAGCAAATTGATATACGCTCTAACCTCACCAAAGGTCAGCGGTCTTACTTTACAGGTAAGCGCTCCGTAGTCATCCTGACCGTTTACAGTTGTTAGATTTACGCAATGTTCTACAAGATTCTCGGCTCCGATTTCGGATTCAATAGCCGGTTGGATTTCACCCTCAATATATTTTTTTAATTCGGATGCCTTGTAATCTGCTGTGTCATATGCAAATCTTCTCGCTTTCGATAGATAGCCCTTTGTGATAACTCTGGTTATTTCTTCGCATTGTTCAAGAACAATGCATTCTCTTTCTCCAACAAAAAATGTTTCTCCAGGTATTAAACTAGCCAATTTAACCTTGTTACTCTGCTCTCTTTCTTCAAGCATTTTTACCAATGCTCTTGCAGCTTCAAGTTCTTTGCTCATGTCTGTCTCCTTTCTTATAGTCGTGGTGACTTAACTAAATCACGCACAACTCTATATTTTGAAATGTTTTCTCCGTCTTTCTCAACAAAGTAGAACGCTCCGTCATTCGGCTCTCTGAAACCGCTGTAATACTTTGTATTTACCATTACCGCATCCTGCTCCTTGCAGCGGCTGCACCATTCGCGGATTTCTGCGCCGAGGTAACTTTCTCCGCTGTTCACTACAACCATTTGCTCTCTCCTTTCTTTTCTCCTCTGGTGGATTGTAGCAATCTATGAACTCGTGTAAGTCATACAAGCTGCATCCTCTAAATTTCAATGTTTCATTTTGTTTCCATAAGCGTTCTGCTCTCACACCAAATTCATCTGAAAAGCTCTGGATCAACCCTTTCATGGCTTTCTGCCTAGCTCTTTTAATTTCTGTTGCCGTCCTTCCAGATCTTGGTGCTATTGCATCCGCCCTTCTACAGATATGTCCAATCAGCTCTAACCGCTGCTCCTCTGTTAGCTTCATAGGCTTATTGGAGCTGGCGATAAATCGCCTGAATGATCTTGGCATCATACAACGCATTGTGTTTTACTCCTTTGGGAAGTGGCTTTCCCAGCTTTGTTAAGAGTTGTTCGCGTGATAAATCAAACGCTTCCTTTTCAGAAACTCTTAACACCTTCGCGATATCCTGATTGATGTCGTGACAACTTGCTGATATGTAATTAGGAAGCTCCAATGCGGAACTTGCCAGAAGATCAACCAGTAAAACAAAATCGTAATGAGATACATCTGACACAAATTGAATATCACTCTCAAAATGCTTAAGCCATTCAAGAAGTGATTCTCGTACCTCATATTTGCTACCAACCACAAATACGGTGTTTTCCTTGTCTAGCAACTCTGCAAGTTCCTTATTCTCACCCTTTACCACTGTATTTGACAATACGTTTTCCTCGATCCAAGGTGTGATCTGATAGTCTGCAAAATCATTAAATTCTGCGTAAAAGGATTCACCGCTTGCAGATACAATTCCGATACTTATTAGGGTTGTGTCTTTATGCAATCCTGTAAACTCCGTATCAAAGTACAGATTTATCATTTTCTTTTGCTCCTTCCTTTTCTTTATATTCCTCTGCCTGCTCCATTCCGATAATGTAGGCAAGCTGTTTCTCTGTTAAATATGGAAGCAGCCGTGTTGCTGTTTTAAGCAATTGCTCTTTGCTTTCCCCATGGTAAATAAAAATTGTTGATCACTCTCCTTCTTCATTGTCTTCAATGTTGTTTGGATTGAGCATTATCATTAACAGCTTCTTCCAAGCAAACGATGTGTTTACGGTATATCCCCTTGCGGTTTGATACTGCATATGTACCACATGTGGGTACTTCGCTTTAATTACCGCATTGACCGTTACCGGTGTTCCATCTGGCGTTTTTACATTCAGCGCAACAGTGTCTCCCTGCTTTGCTGTTTCTTTCAATAGCTCCGTGTCCTTGCTCATTTCTCCGCTCAAATGCGGCAGTATTTCTCTTAGATTCATACATTTCCTTTCTATATGGCTCAGGCATTCTAGCCCAAGCCACGATTTCATAGCCAGAATCTTCAAATCCACCGTCTGGCAAATTCGCTTGGCAAGCTTCTTTCGAAGCCCACCATCTAAATCTGTTCTTTGGGTCTGGTCCCCAATAATACTCATGGGTAAGTCTAATCTCGCCCCATCTGATTGTGCACAGTAAATAGCCTGCGGTCTTATCTGGCATCTTTTTAGTCATCCAGAACATCTTTTATCACCTCTCTTAATTTGTATTTGCAGCTTTTCTTTTTTGCTTACGATGTTGTTGTGGCCATGTTCTCTATCAAGCCGAGCAAATAGTTATTCTGGATACTGGAGTAGCTATTTGTCACTTCACTCAGCTTCTTCAAAGTGCGCTTTTTCTGCTCTGTCAAAAAACGGTATGTCTTAGGCTTTTCCTTTTTATCTGTCATCACGCCTGCACCTCCTTTCTACATGTTTCCGTTCTTTCAATGTAGCTAATCATGTCAGCAAAGCTTTCTGCTCTGTACAAGATTGCTCTGTTTGTGTCAGCAAGTAGTGTGTATGCACTATCAAACTGGAATATGTAATACTTATGCATTCCCTCGTAGTACATGCAATCTTTAAGTACTACAAACTTGTTAATGTCAAACATTGTTTGTTCCTCTCTTATGTAATTTCTGCTATCATTTCTGCCTTCATCCTGGCGAACTTGTTAATAAAATGGATTTGTCCTTTTCCAGTTACAAGCGTTGTTCTTGTGATTCTGACACTTCCGTCCGGATTCACAACGGTACGTTCCTTAACTTCAAAGAGTTTCTGTTCCATCGCCTTCTGTGTCGGCATATTTTTACTGCCGCCACTTTTAATAAGATAGTCATTTTGGCGCATCCACTCAAAGAGTCTGTTCTGCCCGATCTCGTGACCATTCTGGCAAATCAGTTTTGCCATATCTCCGATCAGAATTGAGGTCCTGCTAGACTCCACTGCATCCGCAAAGATTTCTTTAGGCTTCATGCGTTCTGTGTCTGCAATCAGTACCTTGTTCTCTGCCTTGAGCTTATCAATCTCGTTGTTGGCAATCTTTAAGGCTCTTGCCATCACCTGTTCTGGTGTATTCCATGCCTTTTCGAGATCAATGAAGTACTGGCGGTACTGCTTGCCCTTGTCAGTGCGCTGAATCATACAGATCTGCTTTGCCATGTCGATGGAGATTTGATAATCCATGAATGTTGTCTCATTGCCTTGAGCTGTTACTCTTTTTTGAGTAATAGCTTGATAGTCCACATTTTCAGCGAAACCATATTCGCACATACGCTTGTACCAATCGTTGAATCTTGTATTGATCTCAAGTCCCTCATGCAGTTGTCTTGCCGAAACTGTAGGAACTTCGGAATCGTAATTGATTCTGATTAAGTCCATTGCATCATCTCCTTACTATTACTGAGTGATTATGTTATATCACTCAGTAATACATTTGTCAAGTACTTGGTGATATTTTTTTTATTTTTTTATTGACTCAGTGATATTTGTGCTGTATAATTTGTATCGAAAGGAGGTGAACACAATGAACGAAAGAATAAAAGAGATTCGAGAATATTATTCCCTTAGCCAAAAAGAATTTGGAGAAAGGATCGAGTTGAAGCAAAATTCAGTTGCCGTAGTAGAACGTGGAAAACGAAATTTGTCAGAGCGATCTATAAACTTGATTTGCAAAGAATTTTCTATCAACAAAACTTGGCTCCTTACCGGAGAAGGTGATATGTTCAAGGGTCTTACACCATCAGAAGAGATTGAGTCATTTCTTAGCACGCTTGCAATAACAGGAGATGAAAATTTCAAAAAACGTCTAATCCTTTATCTTGCGCAAATGAAGGATTCAGACTGGGAGAAATTGGAACAAGTGCTTGATACTCTTCTCGCAGGAAAAGACATCATCTTTCCACCAGACACCAACAACAAACAAAACTAATTAACCAGACAGTGGGTATCCGTAATGCGGATACCCATTTGTTTTACATGCAAGGTGAATTTCTAGTTGCTATTTTGTCAAAACCTGTTTATACTATTTACATAGTGCAACACAAGCACAAAAAGAAAGGAAGAAAAGGACATGAAAAAGAGATTTGTAGCTGTACTGTGTAGTTGTATGGCATTGCAAGCAGTGCCAGTATTTGCAGAAAGCGAAGTGGAGACAGAAGCAGAAACTATTGATTATGAAGCAAAGTATAATGAATTGCTCAAAGACTACAACGATCTTCTTAAACTATATAATGAATTGCTTGAGGGTGATGAGGAAGAGAGTTCTGAGGCAGAAACCGTGGCAGAACTCCCAGACGGTGATATCCTGTTCAAGGATATCCCTTGGGGAACAAATTTTGCGAGTGTGCAGAGCTTAACACCAGAACTTAACCTCCAAGCATCTATAGATCAGGCGCTTCCTGTCTATTCAGTTGATGATATTATCTATGGTGGAATTACTGGTGTTGACTATGATTCGACTGGTTTTATGGCAAGTGCTTTCGCTTCAAACTATCAGCAGCCAGCCTTTGGATATACAACATCTTCTGTATATGCGTATTTTGTTTGCCCTTCAGCAGACGGTGTAATTGACTATAATGTGGCAAATGCTATGCTGTACGGTGTTACATACGAATTTAATACAAATGATGTTAGCCCAATGGCAAATGATTTAAAAGAGCAATTAACAGCTACTTATGGCGAACCTTCACAGGATTATGACGAAGATTCTTTCTCGACTAAAGGTGATTCGTTTATATTTAATCTCTATGATGGTCATTTTACTGTTTGGGAAACAAAAACCTGCATCTTATCAATCCATTCTTGTGATTACGGTAAAGATGCTGCTACTCCAAGTACGATTCAAATTAACTATGCATGGAAAGATGCGTCTGATATCTTAGAGCAGAATGATAAAATTGTTTCAGCCCAGTAAAACATTAAGAGGACACCCATTACTGGATGCCCTCTTTTTATTTTGTCAAGATATAATAAACAATTCTAATTGTGCTTAGTCTTTCCTCATTCCTCAAGATCTCTCTGATTTTTTTCTTGTAGTACTTCTTCATTGCTTCTTCAACATCTGCATCAATCTCCTTTTCAGTTCTGCTTTCTGCCATTCATTGCCCTCTCTTTCCTCTATTCTCTCGTCATTGCCTGCGCGATCAGCTCACAGCGATATTCCTTTACATCGTCTCTATCTGTTAACTGATACAAAAAATCAAGCAATTCCATTTCGTTACGTTTTTCTTCCGGAATAAACGTGGATATATATGCAATCGCTCTTTTTACATATTCATTGCCTTTTAATTCCATGATGCTATCTAAAAAACGTCTAACCACATCACACATATAATCACCTTTCCTTTGCAAATGCATCCACAGAAATTTCGTATGCAACTTTAACCATTTCTGTTTCATGTTCTCTTTTGATATAAGTTCTGCTCTGGATTCTTCCAGACAGTCTAATTTTGTCCCCAACCTTTAAATTTGATGCCTTTCGAGCAAGCTGATTCCAAGCAATACAATGCAAATAATCGCTCTTGCCATATGAACGATTTACAGCAACTATAAGCTCACATAACTCCTTTTTTAATGGTGTTGTGCGATATATCGGTTTGCTGCATAAATACCCAGTCAATGCAATTTGGTTCCTATGTTCCCCACTTTCTGCTTTGATTTCACGAACCAGAAAGTACTGCTGTACATGTCTCTTGCCGTCACTGGTATAATAATTCTTGCTTCGCCATTCTCCAATCACTGTCACTTCATCCTGACGCTTTAAAGCTCCGATTCTATCCTTTGCAACAGCGATTGGTATTTCATCCTTTACTCCACTCAGGCGGCTTGTCTCGATGGTGTTTGAACAAAAATCACTCTCCAAGCAGTCTAATGTTGTAAAATTGTCTAGTAATTTGCCATGAATAATGGCAAAATTAACCATTGACTCTGTTACTTTGCAGTTGTAAACTGTCATCATTAGTAGCCTCCTTTCTCTTTTCTGCTATGGTATAGATAATAGCACTGGTGACTACAATTGTATTGACTTTGTTCACATTTTTTTCGGTCAAAGTTTTTTAGCTATTTTCCAAACTTTTAAGTGCCAGAAAACTTTGGCTTTACCTTTTGTTTGATGTAGCCAATAAATTATACTTTTTGTTTTTGCTAAAGTACAATTTATTGTAAAAATGACATTTTGAACGAATATGAAGGGTGGTTTTTGACATGAGAAATCGAGTAGCTGATACTGAACGGCTTGTAAAAGTCATTATTTATGTGCGCAAAAGCGCAGGATTGTCACAAATGGATTTAGCAAAAGCACTTGGAAAGAGTGTAGGAACAATAAAAAATTGGGAGAATGGTCTTGGTGCGCCAGACTTCCCAGCGTTGCTAGAGTGGTTTGATAGATGTGGTGTCGATACGGGAAAATGTCTTATGGCTATCTATGACCCTAATAAGTATGAACGTATTTATCACCTTAAAAAAGATAGTGAGACACTGTCTGCTCTACAGGAATACTTAAAGCACGAGGACGCTGAGTATCTGAAACGTCTGTATTACAATGTCTTTTGCGATACTGGTTCTGATTGGCACGCACAGCTTGATATGCTTACGGCATTAAACAAGTTGCCGCTTGCTGACCGTATAACGTCAGCTCAAGCATATCTCGACAATTTTCTGATTCGGCAGGCACGCGGCGAGGTTAAAGACGCTTTTATAGAGCCTGACTTGAAACATTTAGAAGAATCAATACAGCAAGCAAAGCAATCTGTTTGCGAGAGAAAAGATTCTTATCTTAATAATTTGAAATGATAGGGTGTTCCCTATCATTTCAGTTGGAATAATAATAAATTGCAACAGCTTTTTTCCATCCATTTCCACTATCAGATGTCTGAATATAGATATCGCCTTTTCTTCCATTGCTAATCGGCTCTGCTGTTCCAAACGATATAGATGTCTCGTCTAATATGCGATATTCTTTTTCGTTGCTGTCGTACAACATCAGTGATCCATCTTTCCTGTTTAAGCCAATCCATCCTAGCGTTGTTCCACTTCCACTAAATTTTATATATGATGCATTCCCAACTCCATTAAGGTCTAGTGCAGTAGTTATCCCTGCGGTTATTCTTAACGATTTTTCAAAAACTTCCAACCTAGCGCTAAAATCAGTATTATCTGCGTTCCACTCGTGAAAATCCAAATATTTTCCAATCTCCATCACACCAGTTTGATCAATCCATGGAATTGCGTTTGAAATATTCTTTGAGGTATCAACTATTTCCATTCCACTCAATTTTTTTGAGTTTTGGGAATTTTCAACTGTTGTTATTAAATTTTTAAAGTTTCCAACATGCAATATTGCGTTGTTGGTCGAGCCATCGTTAATGTATACATTTTTATCATCATTTGACACGCCAGGGAATAACACTATATCATTCGCTGATGTAAGGCTTAGGTGTTGTGAACCAGTTAAACGTAAATAGCCTTTTGTTATTATAGCCATATCTTCATCACCAATGCTTATCATTGCTTTTTGCAGATATAGTTCACCAGATTTCATTCTCGTACCGATCATAACACTTTCTGGCGTTGCACTAATTATAAATTCCTCTGTATCTGACGTTGGACTAATTACCTTAAAGGTTTTATTAAAAAATGCATCTAGTCCAGTAATAGTGCCTGTGGTGATACTGGTAGCATCTAAATTGATGATAGAGACCTCTGAGGCATCTATAACGCCTGCTGTTATTTTATCAGCAGACATATCCTGAATTTTCGCATTGGTAATTTGCGCATCACCAATCATTACACTTGTTATCCAACCCTGCTGAATATTTGCTTTATCAAGTCTGGCAAATAATATATTTGCATCATTTACCGTGATTGTGCTTGCCTGCAAGTTCGTGACCTTTGCATCTACAGCATTTAATTGGTTGAATGTGGCTTTTTTTGCCGTAATTTCCTGAAGGCTAAGAATATCATCTTTAACTCGTTGCAACGCTATTTCAGATGGACTTTTCACCTCTTTTTCTTCAAATCCATAGGATGCCACTTCTGACAGTAAGCCACCATCAAATGTAATGGTGTGCTGCATCACTGGAACATCTATAAGATTATTTTTAGCATCAACTATTGTAACGACATCACCTACGTCAAGTCTCGGATCTCCCATAAACGAAAATGACACTGGATAATACCTCGTATCCTTTATTTTTTCAAGGATTTTATCGAGCCATTCCTGTGTCATTACTGGATTGCTTAAATTTGTATTTATATTTGTTCCTGATTCATAATGATTGTTCTCTGTATCACAGCTGATGCCTGAAATTTGACACATCGTTTCTGATTGTAGCAGATCATCAAAATATCTATTGGTCTTAATTAGATATGTGTGTGATTCTTTTAAAAATTCGATTGTATTATAGATAAATGATAAGTTTTGGTCTTCTAAATAGCTACCTGCTGTATCACCTATCTTTCCTGGGTGATCAGTTGCTAACGTTCCATACCATCTAAACGTTACTTTTCCGTTTCTATCGCATATAGCAAATGTACCATGGAGTTGTGCGATGTATCCAACCACCTGTTGCATCGTAAAACCGTCAAACGGCTCTTTGTATGTTTTCTCTCCCGACTGGTCGTTAACTGTCAATATTTTGTCAATCATCAAGCTGTCAGGTAATTTGCTTGTGTCAAACTCAACACCTGTCTGTTCACTTATATCAGTTAAAAATTCTTTACTTTCTACTGGATACTTTGTAATTTTGCTTTTATATGCTTTAGCTAGCTTTGACTCTAGCCTGTCATATGCTGTAAAAGTAAGCAGATTTCGGTCTTTTTTTTGCTCTTTTATCGTAAAATATCCCATCGGTATCCACTCTATAGCGCCATCAGCTATTGCTCCAATTTCCAATTTTACTTCCGTACCTTTTACAAATTCTTGCGATTTTGTAAACATAGATACTTCTATTTTGGAAGCTGTAGCTCCACCCACATAAAAATAGCTATCAGGGGTTGAAAAATTTGTTTGCACTATCTCTTGGATTCCATCTGATATTCCGTTTAGTCTTGCGCGGAACGTTCTTCCACTGCCTGATATAACTTTATCTAATCCTTCTGATACCTGATACATAGCGTTTCCCTCCTCCAAGGGTTTTTTCGTATATAAAAATACCGCAGGCTCTTTGCCTACGGTATCACCAATTCTACTCTATTTTACATCAAACTTGTTTCTGAAGCTCTGCTATCTTATACAACCTTTTAAACCTTTCTTCTATTTTTTCATGTCTTTCCTCATTCTTTTTCTGATCAGGCTCTGTACTTCCTCCACAATATGGACATGTATTAAATGAATGTGATTTTATTGCAAGTGTGCCCATCTGTTGCTCGTACGATTTTCCACAAGCTTTACATTTTCTTATTTCAATGGCTCCTTGATACATTTGATCACCTTTCCTTCCTCATCAATGAATGCATTTCCGCCTTGCAATGGTTCAAAACGAGCTAAATCATTGTATGCATATGCTTCAAGTCTTTTCCTTACACCCTCCCACGCATTATGTAGAATGAGCAAAAGATAAGCCCGTTAGGGCATTGAAACACGTCTTATTTAGCTAATTGCCAGTAGCCAAGTTCTTTTCCACGTTCAGAAGCAAGAGTAGCAATTATATTGTAGCCTTTATCATTATAATGTACATCATCGTATAGTAAAGATGGTGGTATTTTACCCTGCGAAATGGCTGTTATATCTTCAGCTGTTGGAGTAATCCTTGCATCAGATAAGCCATATTCAAGCATATATTTTCTTTGATTTATAAAATGTCTGCCAAAATGTATTGACATATTTTTTTCTATCGTTTCAAACGTTTCGGTAACTGTACTAACTAAGTGATGGACTCCAATCACAATATATTTTTTGTTGATAGGACTCATATAGTCAATCATTGCTTCTATACATTCAATCAGTTCGGCTGAGGTAGTAAACCCACCATTAGTTCCAATCCATATAATGTTAATATTATCACGCATTGATTTCATTGCATAAGTAATTAAGGGAGTTGGGCGAGAAACAATTACGGACTCTCCATTTTCGGAACGAGAAAAATAATATTTTCCATTTTCATAAGTAAGTGTACCTTCTACTCCGTTGATAGAACAGGGATTTATTTGTGCGGTCATAACATATTTACCTGTCGTTGGGTCTAATGCCGAACCGCCTTGTAACAAAATGCCAGTACTGTCACCATATATGTTAGTTAATTCAATTTCTACTTTACTTGCATTTGCAGGTATGGTAAATGGCTTTACAATATTTGGTAAACCACCTTGTCTTGAAGCTATGTTAATCGTGTTTTCCCCGCCTACGCCACAATTAATCACTTTTCTACCATCAAGTAAGCCATGTAAAACATATGGGAATGCTTTAGAATATGAATCACCAACCCCCACTCCACGAGTGAGTGAATCACCCCAACAATTTACAGTTTCTTTTCCGTTTATTTTAGAAATATTTATAGTTTCTATTTTATTAACTACTAAGGGATATGTCTGTGTTGGAAATTCATTCAAATACATTTCAACACCATTATCAGGTATCGTTATATCAGTTGTGAGATAAGTATTTGTCGAAACACCCATTTTTGCTGAATTTATCACTTTACCGTTCGAATCACATATAGCATATAACAATGTGTTTACAGACCCATGTGTTTGTGATATTATTCTATATTTTTCTCCACTAATAACGTTTTTGTGCATCACATAAGCGTTTGCGTTTTCATAAGTCATAACTTCATTATTAGTATCAATATACGCAACTTTATTTTCTAATAAGTTGTAATCAGACGAATCAACAGCAATTTCTCTCTCTTCTTTTTTATACAATTCATTTGAAGTGTCACCTAAATCCTGCTTTACCTGACTTATTTCCTCACCCTGCGATTTTGTTGTTTGTTTCAACGTTTCTACATCTTCGAAACTTGCCAAATTCAATATTTTAGTCTCTGCCATGCAATTAATCTCCTTACTCAGTTGTGACTTTTACAGCTAAACAGCCTTTAGCTGCATTGTAAAAAAATTCAATTCCACTTCCGCCGGCCTTTGTTTTTAGCGCTGCGTCCTGCTCTGTATTCTTCTTTTCAACCTTTGCGAATCTATCTCCAACTGCTTTTGCATCGGCTGGCACGTCTGCTTGTGACAATGTGGTATCTGTAGCATCTCTAAAGGATTCTTTTACATTTGATCCATCAACCTGCATTACGCCTTCTGCGCTGTCATACACAAGGAAGGTATCTGTGGATTTTACAGCCGTTTTTTTCTTATATTCCGTCCATAATCCCATAATGATCACCTAACCTTGTTCATCAAATTTAATGGCTGCGCACTGTTTTTCTGTGTCATAGTACAAAGTTATTCCTTTTCCTGCTACTTTTTTGTCCAATCCATCTCCAACCGCCTTTGCATCTGCAAAAGCGCCAGGAACAGTGAGTGTTTTGTCAGTTTCCAACGGATGAGTCTTATGATACTTTTCAACAGCCGCATCAATTTGATCTTCTGTTACAGTTGCGTTCTGAACCTTGCGATTTAAAATGCCAATGACGTCTTCTGGTTTCATCTTTTACTCCTTAAATCTTGTTCCATGCTGCTGTTGACTCTTCGAATTTATAATAATCGCCAGTATCACTTGCCAGAAAAGAGCTGCCTGTTGCAACATACGTAGGAAGCTTGCCTACATCTTTTGCAAGTCCCTCATAACTACGCACATTCCCTTGCGCAGACGTACACACTAATGTACCCATATCTGGCACATCTTGACCAGGCTTATAAAACTGTCCATCTTGTTTCACCATATAATCATATGTCATGCTTTTTTCACCTCACTTTCCTCAAGCATCATGCTAATTGCTTCAAATTCAAGCTCTGATGCTTCTATATTCTCGATCAGGCTAATTGGAATTTTGTAAACATCTACGTCAACTTCAATTCCATCCAGTAATTCACCCAACTCCGTTTCTAAATTTTGTTCCATTCCCTTTTTAGGGACAATGTCGCCATTTTTCTTTTTATCGCAGTACTTTTCAATCAATTCATTTCTTGATTCTTGAAAAGGAATCGCAGCTTTATCCAACATTTCAATATTGTGGTTGATTGCATAAATTGCCTTAATTGGTTTCCTTACACCATTGTTTTTAAACGATAAAAGTCCATTGATTGTTTTTACTAGTGCTCTATTTGACATCTTCATTTTGACACCTCATTTTTCAATAAAATTTGCGGCAACGCCAACATATCTGGGCAGTATATCGGCGTATGAATACACCGGATATGTTGGCGTTCCAACATAAAATTTGCGCGTTTCTGTTTTCCCAGACTTCGGATTTCGGAAAGTGATCGGAAAAAATGGTGGTTCTATTGCAGCAGCAAAAGCTACTGCTTCTTTATCATCCAAAGGCGCTAGCACAATATTTAACTTAATTTTCTTTGCTATGATGTCACCCTCCATATCACCAGACGCAACTCGCCCCGTATTGCGGCTCCAGATGATATTATCTGTTACCGTCAGATCTTTAACTTTCAGCTTCAATCCACTTATGATTACGGTTTTTACTGGGCCATCCATTACATTGTTTCCCTCCTTTACGTTAAAAGTTGTGCCTTGCCTGTCTGTATGACTCTGCTGTTGTTTTCCTTTTTGACGACCTCAAAGATCTTCTTTGCATCGCCCTGGAGAACAACATTAACTGTCACATTTCCATTTCCTCCACCATTTCCACCGTAACGTGCCATAACCGCTTCCATTCCGCTTGCTACGGCACTCTGCATTACACTTGCAAGTTGTGATTCATTGAGTACTTCTGTGCGTCCGCCTACATGACCTACAAGTTCCGGTCCAGCTTCTCCTGCAATAAACATTGAGCCTGCATTTACAGTACCACCTGCATATCGTGGAATGGCGCTAAAGCTTGACATGAAGTCTTTTGTAATAACTCCTCCACTGCTAAACTGTGGTATATCATGCCATCTTCCACCATAAAAGGCTCCGCCTGTGGATTTTTTAGTACCTGAAACTATGCTTGAAATAAATGCTGTTATCCCTGAAAGAATTAGCGATACTCCAGATTGTTTCTGAACCTGATTAACATATCCTAAAATTCCACTGAACCATTTTCCAGATGTAGGGATCGAATCTCCTAATGACGTTACCCAACCTGTTAATCCGCTGAACCAACGGTTGTTCTCCGGAACTCTGTTCTGGAAGTCTGTCATCCAACCTGTTAATCCGCTGAACCAACGGTTGTTCTCCGGAACTCTGTTCTGGAAATCTGTCATCCAACCTGTTAATCCGCTGAACCAACGGTTGTTCTCCGGAACTCTGT